GGAGTAGGGCTGAAGGTTGAATACCGTCTCTACCTCCAGCCCTACTCCCTCGATGACAATGCTGTAAACAAATGCAAGAACCGCGCGAATGACCCCAGTCTCCCCATGTACATCTCAGACCCTGAGGGGGCGACACTGGAGAATGGCCTCTTGTACACAGGCTGGGGGATGCAGAGGGTGTACAAGCTACTGGATGAAGCGGTAGCGAAGTGTGCAGCGAACTCAGCGAAGTTACTGGGTGGGAGGAAGGCACCTGGCTTGGGAACTGGGGAGATGCCCGAGGGGGCGAATCAGGCTGCTGTGGGTGTGAGCTCGCAGACAGTGGGCAAGGGGAGACCAGCACCTCCACCTCCACCGAGGAAGTCTGGTACAGCGACGATGCCAGCGAAGGCTGCTGTGACTGCACCTGCACCTGCACCTGCACCAGTAACAGTTGCTGCTGAGCTACCTGCTGGTACATACAAAGCAGGAGACACAGTAGAGGTGAAGGCTGTCACCCCACTTCCTCCTCCCCCACCCCCTGTCATCTCATCCCCTCGTCCCGCAGGCCAGGGTCCCATTGGCACCATCCCCGCAGCCAAAGCCCCAACCACCATCCCAGCACGACGCACAGGTCCACCACCAATGCCGAGTAAGAAGGTCTAGGAGCTCCACATGGCAGATATGGTTGTACTGAAGCTAGGAGACGGGCATCTCTCCATTACCTTCGATGGAAACCTATTCACATTGAGCCGTGCAGAACGCGAGTTCCTGAACGACCTCATGAGCCTCATTGCTGATCGCAAGGAAGCACTGGCCCTGGTCAATCCAGACTAGCCCAATCCCTAACCATCTCACCTAACCCAAGAAGGAGTCCCAATGTCGAAAGGCGTACTGTCTGATCTCAAGCTGCAAGCGGAACCCGACGTAGACCTGAAGCCCGTTCAGGCGAGTGAAATGCCTGAGGAACGTGGAGAGTACAAGAGCTACCAGCCAGGGCATTTTGTCCTGCGGTTGCCCACTGATGTCTCCGCGCTGTATGTGAAGGAAACCAAGAAGATCTACGGTGAGGATGGCAAGCCTGCCAAGGACGCAGAAGGCAAGGAGCTCACCAAGGACCGCATCGCGATGGCGTTTGACGAGAAGGATGTCCTGGAGATCGTGAATTCGGAACACGGGCAGTACAACGGTGAGGCCCTCAACACCAGGATCTCTGGTGCTGAGCGTGCTCGAGGCAAGGATGGTCCGAAGCTCAGTGCGATTCAGTACCTCCTGCGCGCACTGGGTGATGTGGTGATCCCGCCGCCCACGGACTTCGCAGGGACGGTCAAGGCCATCACCCAGCACGCAGGGAAGGTGTTTGAAGCTGACTGGGAGTGGTCGGGACGTTGCCGCGGAGACAAGCAGGCGTATTACCTGGATCCTGAGACCAAGGTGCCGTATCCAGGAGTCGACCCTGCCAACAATGCTCCCATCTTGGGATGCGGGGAAGGGTCGGTGTATCAGAGCAAATGGCCCACGCACACCGAGACTCGTGAGATCAACGGGGAGCAAGTCACTGTCAAGGTCTACGATGACCGCACTACTTGCCCCGAGTGCCAGGCGTTGATCTATCCCTTTGGGGCCTTGGTCAGGTTCACCGCGCACAAGTAGGAGAAGTAATTCATGGCGAGGGGAGTATTCCAAGTGCTACAGGATCGTCTCAAGATCACCTACCGAATGACCAAAGCCAGCACTTTGCTATTGGAGCAGGAGCGGCTGGATAGAATTGCTAAGGGAGTACCTCGCAGCAAGGCTAACCGGTCTGCGTTGGTGGTAGAGGCTGTCATGAAGGCATTTGGGAGCTCCAAGTCATGACCAACCTCCTCTGGACGGTAGTTAGATTCGGAAGCCGTCCAGAGGAGCGTGTTGGGGCGTTGCCTAGTGCATCTGACTCAATAGGCAAGGCTACTAGGGATGATGGTTTGGTGTTCATCCCTGCTGAGTATGGCCCTGGGTTATGGGGCTGGTGGTGCCCGGTGCATAAGAGAATGATCGGGGAATGTCGGTGTGGGAGTAGGGAGTAGGGAGGGGTTGATTATGGAAGACACAGCAGTGGAATCATCCGCAGTAGTCACACATGTAGAACCCATCAGCGTCTACGCGACTGATCCTCAGGGCTTGCAAAATGCTCACGGGGACCTGCGAGCTTGGGCGGTTGCCAAAGTTACCGAGTGCAAGTCCGAGCTCGAAGAACAAGAAGCTATTCTCCAACAAGCTATCCGAGGACATTGGGGGAGGGGGCGTATAGAACGCCTCATCAACCGCGGGTCCAAGCGCCTGTTGTTCTACGAGAAGATCGTCATGGCCCTGGACGCTGGGTACTTGGTGATTCCGAACATGCCCATGGACACCATTGCCATCAGGACAACAAGGAAGAAGCCTTCGGGGGCTCCGGGTTCAACTTGGACAAGCTTTGCGCAGACAGGGCAACTACTGCCTGTGGGAGAGGGGGAGTTCAAGAACCCTATCCCAAGGCGCGAGCTCTACTCCGAGGAATACGAAGAGAAGGGCGTCTCCAAGACCCGTGACCGAGCCATCCCAGATGCCTGGAGAGAACTCGAGTTCCCAATTGAACTCGCCAACCCTCAACTCATCGAGAAGGCGAATCAAGCCCTGAGCAAGAAACTCTTCGATGAGCTTGGGTTTGTCAGGGATGCTTCCAACTCGCGTGGGGATCCTATATTGGTGGGGAGACTCAGGAACCCAATTACCAACAGGCTGGATGTTACGTTCTTCCTGGGATGGCGGTTGGATACGAGGAGGATCTGATGAGGAGGCTAGTCATCATCGGGGATTCACCTGATAGGCAGTCAGGCTTAGGGAGGATCTGCGGGGATCTCATCGGGGTGTTTGCCACATCAGGGAAGTTCGATGAGATCAGGACTGTGCTCCTCGGGGATCAATCCATCCACAACCGCATGGAAGACTTCTCCCATTGGGGGCATGGGGATCTACTGAAGTACGCAGCTTGTACCCCTGCCTCAGACCCTCTCTATGTCTTCACTGTGTATGACGCTGCCAGGTGTGTGGACATTGCCCAGGCAGTGAAGGACATGCGAGCTGCAGGGAGAGAGGTGTATCTCTGGGGGTACTTCGCGGTGGATGCTGAGGGGCCGTTGGAAGGAGGGGCTTTTGGGGGACCGGCTGCGGATGCATTGCAGGAGTACACCAGGATCCTAGCATACACAGAGTTTGGAGCTCGAGTCCTCAAGGCTACTGCTCCTCACCATGACATCCACAACCTCCCCCATGGTCTAGCCCCTGAATGGTTCGAGACCAAGTGGCGTGCTGGGTGGACTCCTGTCATAAACCCCCCTGTGCGGGAATTCATCACCGAGATGAAGAAGAAGGGGGTGCCTATCATCGGGGCAGTCGGGGCGAATCAGCCAAGGAAGGACTGGGGGTGGTTCTTCGGTGGGCTGCGGGAGCTCAAAGCACTGGGGCAGGAGTTCGCAGTCTGGGTGCATACAGATAGGTTGGCTACAGGTGCATGGGCATTCCCAGAATTGTTCAACTGGCTTGGTGAAGGTGGGAACTACCTCCTCACTGGTGCGAATGCTACTGATGATCTCCTCGAGGGGGGAGGCGGGCTGACTGATGCCTCCCTTGCTTGGCTCTATGACCAGTGCGCGGTGACTGTGGCACCTGGGTTGGGGGAAGGGTGGGGGTACCCGATTGCAGAGTCACTGGCGAGGGGGGTGCCTGTGATTGGGGTCTCCTACGCAGGTGGGCCTGAAGTCGGGGACATGGATGAAGTCCGCTGGGATGACTCGCGGGTGGAAGGTGCCTACCTCCTGAAGCGCCCAGTAATGGATCCTGAGGAGCTCGGGAAGTATCTCAAGAACATCATCGGTCAGGAGACTGAGGAGTCCAAGGCTGAGTTGATCAGGAGTGTCTCCCGCCTCGCATGGCCCACCCTCACTCCAGCATGGCACACCTGGATCTCCCAGGGGCTATGACTCTCAACTCCCACAAGTCTCACCTAGCCAGGAAGCAGGGGTTGGTAGGGGTGGTGGTGAAGGTACTTCCCCACAAGGGGTATGGATTCCTGGTGCATAGAGGTAGGGCAGGGTTGGAAGAGGTGTTCTTCCATGTGAATTGCCTGGATGGGGTTGAGATGGCTGACTTGTACCCAGGTAAGGCGGTTGGATTTTACTTCGGCAGGGACCGAGAAGGCAAAGGTCCCAAGGCGAGATTGCTCTGGGCTGGGGATGGTGATGGGTCTGCACTATGGGAAGCCTGGAAGACACATGTGAAGGAAAACGGGAGGGGTTGATGCCGCTGAAATTCTCAGACGCAGCCATCCAAGCAGCAGTGGACAAGCTAGGACCCCTGGAAGATACCAGTGCAGAGCATGCTTTGGTGCTGACTGGTGATCTCAAAGGTGCATCCCTCATTGTCTTCGGCAGGATCTCTCCCAAGGCACAGTGGGCCATCAAGGGGTCGGTGCCCTGGCATGAGCCATTGAAGAACGCTGACCTCCGGGCTGAGGTGACCTACGCATGGTAGCCAGTGATGACATTGATCTCATCTTGGTGACTGCAGGCACAGGGTCTGATGGCGCTTACGCCAGGATCCACAACTGGGTGATGACTTCGGCTAAGGAGCCTCTTGTTGTAGTCAATATCCACCAAGGCCCCCGCAAGCCATCACTAGGGCAAGAAGCTTTCTTCAACACTGTCCAAGTCTCCATGAAGGAGCACCTGGGGACTGTACCTGCGTTTGCACTGGGCCTGGGGGTAGCCACCAAGTTCGCTACACCAGGGCGCCTAACCTTAGCCTGTGCATTCCATGATGACCTCGACATCAAAGAAGAATCCTGGGATCTCATTGTCAGGCATGCCCACGCAGGCCAAGACAATGTTCTCAGTGGATTCTTCGGTGGGAAGGGGTTAGGTAGAGATGACATCTACTCATCCCCATATGACCCCTACCAACTCGCTCGCCAGGATTGCTACTCAAACATGGTAGACGCAGAAGCCCATGGAATGAGAAGCACCAAGATTGAGACCGTGGCAGTGCTTGATGGGTTCTCGCAGATAGCTGAAGTCCATTGGCTGAGTCGGGCCTTCAGCAAGATGGCTGCTGCTGGCATCAAGCACCATGCCTACGACGCCTACCTTGGCATCTTAGCCGCAGCCAATGGAGTCACCGTGAAGATGCTCCCGGTTTCCTGCAGACACCTGGGCGGGCAGACTGCGGTGTTGGACCAGAGATACCAAGAGTGGGCAGCAGGGAAGGCACCAGGCGGGGATGCAGGGCTGTGGTTGGAGGCTCATAGGATTACCTATGAAGCTGGCAGGGGAGTTCTCCCAGTGCGTGTTCGATGACAAGAGAAGACCTCCTACGCACCATGGGGATAGGGGTTGGTAGTGATGAGGTAGTCACCATCACCAAGACTCGAGCTACTGGGCCTACTACTGTACTAACCGAAGAAGCCCTCTTCCCCAAGTCAGACATGCCTGAGTCTTGGACACCACCTCCATCACCATTCCAGGACTATGGGACCGTCTCTCGCTCAACCAAGGGCAAGGGTAGCCTCAATGACTTAGGGCTTGGGCCTGCAGTAAAACCAGATCCAGAGCTCTGCAAGAAGGTTCAGGATGACCTGGAGAAGACGCGGGTGATCTTGGTCAACCAGGCCAATGAGGAACTTGAGAAGTACTTGGACAAAACCTTGGGGGCGCCTACAGTCTCACTCGACACAGAGACCAAACAAGCTGAGTTCACTGACATCCCCGTAGCCAGCTTTCGCACTGGCCCGGCAGGCAGTGGCAAGACCTTCCATGTGAAGCAATGGGCTGCGGTAGCACCAGGGTCAGTGATCCTCACAAGCACCACTGGGATCTCAGCAGTGAACCTCGGGGAGAATGTAATCACCCTGAATTCACTCCTAGGCTACTTCGATACTGCTTCCCTGCGAGATGCATTCACTCGTGGGCAACTAGACTCCAGAATCTTCAAGCTGGGCCAAGCAGGCCTCAAGCATCTAGTCATAGATGAAGTTTCGATGATGGATGGAGACCAGTTGGTGTTGATCCAAGCCGCTCTCGATGGGGTGAATGAGGCTCGTGAGGTAGCTGGTGAACCCCCCATCACCCTCACCCTCACCGGAGACTTCCTGCAGCTCCCGCCCATCAAGTCCAAGTTTGTGTTTGAAGTAGGCGTCTGGGAGAAGTACGAAGCCAACACCACCCGTCTCACCAAGATCTGGAGGCAGTCAGACCCTGACTTCCTTGCAGCACTCTCCAAGGCTCGTTCCGGCCATGCTTCCGCAGCTACTGACTACTTCGGGAAGTTCTGTGCGCCTTTGTTGGATCCCAAGTTCCCTGGGATTACCTTGATGGCGAAAAACCAAGAGGTAGATAGATACAACCAGGTGAAGATGCTGGAGATCGCAGCGCCTACGGTTGAGTTCAAGTCAGAAACCTGGGGTGATGCAAGACCTGAGTGGAAGAACATCCCATTGAAGCTAGGGCTCAAGGTAGGGGCACTGGTGATGGTGCTGAGTAACAAGAAAGATGGCACTGACCGAGAGAAGTTCCTGTGTGTGAATGGGGATATAGGGACTGTGCATGAGTTCGAGGTGGACAAGGGGATTGTCTGGGTGACTCTCAAGCGCAATGGGGTGCTGGTGCCTGTCTCCTACATCCAGCGCGACAACGTCATCCCCTTGGAGCCTGGTAGAGCCAAGCAACTTCGCGCAGAAGGCTTCGACAACCGTATCAAGGATCGCTACGAGATCATCGGCCAAGTGACCTACATGCCCCTGAGACCAAGCTGGGCGAGTACTGTGCACCGAAGTCAGGGGTTGACTTTGGATCATGTACAACTGGACATTCGCGACAACTTCTATCGCTCCAGCGGGATGGTGTACGTAGCCCTAAGTCGTGTGCGCACACCAGCGGGGCTCCGAATTGTTGGTGGGCACAAGGTACTGCAGAGTCGAATGAACATCGACCCTCGAGTCAAGAGGTGGATCTAGCCCCACCCCTCCCAACCAAATACCCCTTGACACCCCTGTGCGCCGGGCCTAGCTTGTCTACCAAGGAGAGTGCATGAGAGAGACACTGGCGGGGATGCGGACGAAGATCTTGATCTTGGAGAAGCAGTTGGAGAACAAGGACAAGCTCATTCAGGAGCGGGCTGCGGCTTGGGTGGTGAGGCAAGACGCCCATGCCAAGGAGCTCGACAAGGTTCGAGCCACCACCGCCGACGCCCTCAAGCTCAACTATCGCCTGGCATGCCGCAATGACGCCCTCCAGTGGTCACTGTACATGGCGCAGATGGTTGCTCGGTCAGCACAAGAGAAGCTTGAGAAGTGCGAGAAGTTGGTTGGCATCACCGGCGACAAGCTCTCGATCACCGCATGACCAAGCCCCCCAGGACCCATGAAGCCCTCTTGTTGACTGGGACTGGCCTCGGTGTCGCTGCGGCCCTAGGGTTCTATGTCTGCACCACCCAGATCCCATACATAGGCTGGGTAGTAGGGGTGATGGCTGCTGCGGGGTTGGGGTTTTGTCTGCGGGATGCCAGGCAGCGGGACGCCCAGGGGGAGGCCGCAACCACTGACTACCGCCCAACTCCAGGCAAGGTGACTGTGTTCAATCAGGAATACAAGGAGAGGGTATGAGTAGGATCCTGACCAGCTTCCCCGGCAAGCTCGGAGACATCATGTGGTCTCTCCCTGCCATTCGAGAGATCTCCCGTCAGGCTGGTGAGCCTGTAGATCTCATCATCGGGGGGAAGTATTCCCCTATCCTAGAGCTCCTGAAGCTGCAGCCTTACCTCAACCAAGTCACTGCACTCGAAGGCTGGGAAGAAGGGGACTTTGCTAGTTGGGAGCCGCAGGTCAATGGCAGCTACGAGAAGGTGTATCACCTGAGGTATGAGTGGTGGCCTTCTCGTGCATTGCCAATCGAGACCTATCACCAGGCCATCAAGCAGGGGGCAGTCAAGGATCAAGCGCTACTCACTGAAGTCCCTTGGATCACCCTCCCTCCAATCCACCAGCCCTCCCGACAAGACATCTACCTAGGGTGGACTGATGAATGGTTTGAGTTGAAGTTGGGGTTGAGTTGGATCCTGGACTACACAAAGGAACTCCCTGAACTTGTTCAAGTAGTCCCTCGCGGAAGCCGCTGGGACACAGAAACCGAATGCCTCGGGTCATCCCGATGGAGCATCTACAAGCAGGGATGGTTGGAGACTGCTGCTGTGCTTGCCTCCTGCAAGCTCTACGTCGGTTGTCTCTCAGCTCAGTGGGTCTTGGCCAATGCCCTCGGAGTCCCGTGTGTGGTCTGCGAGCCCAATCAAGCCCGACACAACCCCATCTTCTGGTGGGATGGGCCGATGGAGAAGGATGGCAAGCCCCGCAACAGGATGGTCATGGGGAATGACGGGAAGCCTACTTGGGATGCTAGAGCCCTAGTCCAGACAATCAAAGAAGAACTCGAGAGGGAGAGATGAGTTTGTTGAAGCCTACTCACGGTGAGATCACAGACCGCCTGAGCATCCTGTACCGCCGCATGGTGGAGAGGAAGATCCTTGAGCAGGACAACTCAGCAGCTCGTGATGAGGCAGCAGAGTTATGCGGGTACTTGTGGGCAAACGAGAACCCCGAGGGCTACGAGAAGCTCATGCACACTGGGCTGCTTGTCTCGGTGAACGCTGCCCTCTGGGAGCGGGAGAATCTCATCCGCCGTGTAGGCATCTCAGACACCGAGCTCGCGGCCATCACCAAAGAAACCTCCATGCTCAATGACTGGCGTGCTCGCCTCATCGCGTCTATAGACGGCCTTCCTTCATCCCCCAAGATTCACAGGAGCTAACCCCATGGCCAATGAGTATCTGATAGTCACCATCAAGAAGAAGGGCCTCATGACCGATGAGCCCCCTGCCAGGTGCATCATCCCGATGAAGCATGTGTTGTTTGTGAATGACGGGGATGAAGGCAAGGCAGAGGTAATGCTGGTGAGTGGGACGAGCTTCGCACTGGAGGACACCTTGGAAGACCTAGCAGGGCAGCTTGGGGTAGAAGGCCTGCCCAAGGGGAGTATCAAGGCTGTGTTGAGCCTGGTGAAGGGGGATTGAGTTGAAGGTTCTCCTAGTAACCAGTCCCAATGAGGCGTGTGGGATACGTGAGCACTCAGAGCTGCTGAAGCGCTACTGCCCGCAGGTGGAGCACATCATCACAGGGCCTGAAGTGTTCACCGTGGCCGCTGGATGTGACTTGGTGATGATCGACCACCACGCTGCCCTGCACAGCCAGTGGACTCCTGAGGCAGTAGGGATCCTGGGGTTGAGTATGCCTGTGTTGGTGACGCAGCACGACACCTTCGAGACCGTGGGGATCATGAGTGAGAGGGGCCTCCCGATCTTCACAGGCCCTGTCATCACCCATGAGAAAGTCTCCGGCTACAAGAATGCTCTCTTCCTTCGCCAGGGGGTGCTTGGCCTGGACCGTGCCCCTGCTGAGCCCCTCGCATTCCCCAATCGAGTTGGAACAGTAGGCTTCGACTTCCCCTGGAAGAACTTTGACCTCCTAGCGAAGGTGACCAAGAGACTAGGGCTGCAGTGCTTGATCATCTCCCCAGGGATGACCAAGGAGAGAGTGAAGGAGCTCCGGGCAATCAACCCTGACACCTTCGTGCAGACTGGGTTTCAGCCTGCGGAGTTTGTGGTCTCCCAGCTTGCTGAGTGCTTGGCTACTGCTTTCCTCTACCAATGCGGGAACTCAGGGACCTCGGGGGCCATCAGGCTAGGCTTGTCTGCCCGCAGGCCTGTGGTGGCATTCCAGTGTCGCCAGTTCAAGGATCTAGCTGGAGAAGGCGCAGTGAAGTTCGCTGCCAGTGAGCAAGATCTCATTGAGTTCCTCGGGGTGCTGAAGGTGTCTCAGTCTCTGCAAGAGGCCTACTCCCTAGCAGCCAAGATCCAAGCCGATACTGACTCCTGGGAGAACCGGGGACGAGATTACTGGGGGGTGTACAAGACCTTGGTGGGAGGTGGAAGGTGAGTGTGGTGTTGAACTCAACATGGTCTCAGGAGGAGCAGGATAAGTGCAGCGCGAAGAAGCTAGTGCAGTTCATCGCTGCGGAGGGATGCAAGCGTTGGACTGCTCAACACCCTGCTCGGGCCTGGGAGTACAGGCTGGCCATGTTCGCCATCACAGAGTTGATCCAGGCGGCAGGGCAGAAGGAGCTGCCCCCTGACTTCTTGTTGTTGGATGTGGGTGGAGCTGGGTCCCCCTTGGCTTGGATCGTCGCGGACTACATCGGGATCCCCATGCAGATCATTGACCCAGAGTTCAATGGGTTGGGCGTTGGGTTGCCAAGCCTCACCACCCTGGGCTGTACATACCCATTACCACTAGTAGGCAGGGCTGATTTCATCTCCTGCATCAGCGTGATCGAGCATGTAGAAGACGAGGACACCTTCCTCAGGCACATGGTAAATCTCCTCGCCCCAGGTGGTGTTCTCTTCCTGACCACCGACTACGACCCCTCCAACTCCCCCGAAGACACCTTCATGTACCACTGGATGCGGAAGAGGATCTACAACATTGACTCTCTCTACCTCGGAGACAACTCAGTGAAGACCCGCTTGTACAACTTGGGGTTGAGTCTCTTCGGGGAGTACTCGGTAGATCAACACGCGCACCATGGCGGTGATCTCCTCCCCCCTCCCGAAACCATCCCCGGCCTTGGCTACTCCTTCGCATCCCTGTGCATGAGAAAGGAAGTCTAGGTGCCTCAGGACAATGAACACGAGACCCGGCCAGTTTGGCTGCAGGTGAGGGACATGGAACAGGTGAATGAGCGCTTGAAGCTGCAGGTGGCAGGGCTGACACGCACCCTGAAGAAGCAGGCAGCTACTATCAAAGCTCTCCGAGGTGCCAAGTGAATCACATAGCATCCCCGTGGTCTTGTGTCCGCCACACCCGCTGCAGAGTCTGCCAGGGGGAGTTGAGTGAGGTGTTTGGTCTAGGGCCAATGTGGATCTCACAGTTCCCTGAGATGCTGAAGGTCATGCATCACTCGGATCCCAACAGTGCCATGCTGGACACCCGAGACCCCAAGGTGCCGTTGAATGTAGCTGAGTGCATGAGTTGCGGGTTGGCTCAGTTGACTCACACGGTGCCCAGGGATGTGCTGTACCGGCAGTATTGGTATCACAGCGGTCTGAACCCTGCCATGGAAGCCCAGCTCCTCCATATCGTCCAGTGTGCCAGGCAGTTGGTGACGGTCTCCAGCAGGGACTCAGTCCTGGACATCGGTGCCAATGACGGGACCTTGCTCAAGCACTGGCATGATGATGCTATCTCACTGAACAACCCACATCGCATCGGGGTAGACCCAGCAGTCAACCTCCAAGGCGAGCTCGCCAAGCATGCTGAGATGCTCTTGCCTGACTACTGGCCACTCAAGGTGTATGACGGGCCACTGTGCAAGGCGATTTCATCTATCGCCATGTTCTACGACCTTGAAGACCCCAATGCTTTCGTGCGAGAGGTGCGGAGAGTCCTCCACCCAGAGGGAGTCTGGTGTGTGCAGTTCACTGACCTGGTCTCGATGCTCAGGGCCAATGCCTTCGACAACATCGTCCATGAGCACCTGGAGTACTACAGGTTGTATGACCTGGTGCGCCTGTTCAAGGTCTACGACCTCAGTGTCTGCAAGCTCGAGCGCAATGACACTAACGGTGGGAGCTTGAGACTCTGGGTGAAGCATGGGTCTCAGGTAGGAGAGCCACCGGTAGAACTCATCAATGCCTTGGGGGAAGAAGAATCCTATCTCCAGCATTCCCATGGGTGGCTGGGGTTGGCAGCCCGAGTAGCCAAGCAACGAGAAGCCATGAACTCCCTGATGGATCAAGCCCAGGACATCGCTATCTACGGTGCGAGTACCAAAGGGAACACCCTCTTGCAGCACTATGGAATAGGTGATGCCTCCCACCCCTGGGTAGCCTGCACTGCAGTCGAGAGATCCAGTGAGAAATTTGGCAAGTTCACAGTCACTGGGGTGCCAATAGTCCCCGAGACCTGGGCCAGGAAGTACTTCCCTGAGGGTGGGTTGGTGCTCGTGGGACCCTGGCATTTCAAGCAGGGGATCATCGAAAGAGAGAAAGGCAAATGGGCCAAGGGGGTGAGGTTTGTGTTCCCCTTGCCTGAGGTGGAAGTGGTGGAGATGGACGTATGAAACACATCATCATCCCCTTCATCGACCTGGCTGAGATGACGATTGGGGCTGCGGAGGATGCGCTGAGGCAGGGGGATGTTGACCAAGTCACAGTCATCCTCGCAGACAACGGGTCATCCCCACACGAGATGGACAAGGTCCAGGCCTGGCAGTCAGCTACATGGGACCGTATCAACAACACCTGGTGGCGGGATGCTCCAGGGACACTGGATGACGTGTGGAACATGGCGCTGCGGTTCTGCTGGGATCTTGGCGCCACAGAAGCCCTCGTCATGAACAATGACTCCAGGATCCACCCTGAGACTTACAACCGCCTGCACTCAGTGATGTTCTTCTCCAATGCACTGATGGTGACTGCGGTGAATGTGGGTGAGGTGCCTGCTGAACTTCCCAGTGGTGAGGCTCTACAGCTCTCCCCCCGAGGAGGCCCTGATTACTCCTGCTTCCTCATCTCCCGTGAATGCCATGAGAAGTACCCCTTTGACCCTGCATTCACTTACCTAGGAGACCTCGATCATCACCGTAGGATCATGCTCGGGGGTGATGGGCATCGCATATTCAGTGTCCCAGTCGGCTACCACCACCTTGCCTCCCAGACCATCAAGCACTCCCCTATTGCCGCAGCCCGCCATGCCATCGAGAACCCCAAGCATCAAGCTGAGTACTTCGCCAAGTGGGGTGGGCCTGCGAATGAGGAGGTGTACTGGGAGGCGTATGCACCTAGTACTGACCCCACGCGCTACACCAAGACTCCTGATCTCCAGCACAAGGGGTTGTGGAGAAAGTGATGGATGTTGAAGCTGAGCTTGCCAGAGTCGAGAAGTCGCTCGCGGCGACGCAGGACGCGCTCGAGGCGGAGAAGGCCAAGCGGGTGGAGGCGAATGCTGGGTGGCTGGCGGCGGAAAAGCTGCGCAGCCTAGACTTTGCGCGCCTGCGGGCAATCAACGTAGAGCGCTGCGTCAAGGGCTTCGGGCACGCGCTCGACTCGTGGTCGGTGGCCGAATGGACCAACGCCATGTGCGGGGAGGCGGGCGAGGCGGCGAACGTGGCCAAGAAGATGCTGCGCCACCGCGACAACGTGGCGGGCAACAAGGGCGCAGACCTGGACCTGGAAGCGCTCCGGCAGAAGCTTGGCCGCGAGCTGGCCGACACAGTGATCTATCTCGATCTTGTGTGCGCGAGCCAAGGGCTCGACCTGGGACAGCTCGTGCGCGAGACGTTCAACGCCAAGTCTGACGAGATCGGTGCGAAGGAGAAGCTGTGAACCGATACGAGGTACAGGACAGCGGTGACGGATTCAGAATCACGGACACAAAGACGGACTCTCGCATCTCTACAAGCTACTTACGCGAGAATGCGCAGCTTGTGGTAGACGCGTTGAATGGCCACGCCGCCGCCGCGGAACTCGCCGAAGCACGAGCGGAGATTGAGCGGCTGCAGGCGCAACTGGCATTCCATGCACGCAATGCTGATAGGGCCGCGCAGGCCGAATCCCAACTCGCCGACGCGATGACGGTACTGGAGGCGTTCGAGCACTCACTACACGGATCCTTTGGGTACTACCTGAACCCCGCCGCAATCTCTGCCTGGAAGCGGCTGCGGGAGGGGCGGTAATGGAACGCGTCGAAAAGAACTTCTGGATCACGATAGAGCAGATGTTGTCGAAGGAAGACCGGGAGACGATGAACCTTCGTCCGCAAACCGACAGCGCGCTTTGGTTCCTGCGCATCTGCACGGGCTTCCAAGCGATGCGGGAGAAGCTGTTGGAGCTGGGCTATGACTGGGAATACGTCGAAGGTGTCATGCCTCGCCCCGCCCGCCCCGAGTCCGCCAAATGAAGCGCCCCACGTAGGAGGAAGCGATGGAACGCAAAGACAAGCAAACCGGCATGCTGCCGTGCCCATTCTGCGGTTTGCTCCCGGAGATCGAAAAGTGGCACGGCGGTGGACCGCAGAAGCGGATGGTCTCGTGCCGCAATGATCGATGCGCCGTATCTCCGCAAGTCAGCGGCGAGACACCGCGTGCGGCCAAGGCGGTGTGGAACGAGCGCGACGGGCAATGAAGCGCCCACGTCGGCTTTGGGTGGTTGAGATGGATGTGTCCTGCCTTTTCCTTAAGGCGCAATCGCCGATTTGGGAACCTACTAGCGGAAGTTCAGTCAATCGCGCGCTGGGCCGCGAGACTCTGAAGTACTGGAGGAGGAACAATCCCGACGACGGCTTCCGCCTCACCCCCTACATCCCCGCGACCGGGAGGGGGAAGTGAGACTCGTCAACTCCCTGCAAGGCCCCTTCTGGGTCTGGGATCAAGACCATCTCGGGCAAGTTCTAGAATCCAACATCTACCCCCAAGGCTGGTGGGATGGACACTTGAAGCCATTCATTGATGAAGTAGCAGATCCTCAGAAAATAGCAGTAGATGTAGGGGCGTCGGTGGGATGGTTCTCGAGGTATTTTGCTAGCTTGTTCCGATGGACAATCTCCATCGAAGCCCACCCAGGGACCTATGAACTCCTGGTCAAGAACACTCAGGGACTCCCTGTAGAGTGTTGGAACTTCGCAGCCTATGACCGGGAGACCACTCTAGAACTAGCTCCAGAGCATGAACTAGGCTGGCCTGTACCGAATGGTGATCTCAACCAAACTCCCAATGCGAGCTCGGTAGCGTTTATTCCAGCTCCTGGTGGGGGGATCAAAGCATTCCCAGTCGATGAGCTACTCTCCAACAGAACCGACATAGCCCTCATCAAGCTGGACACCCAGGGGTGTGATCTCAGGGCACTCATGGGGTTGAGGCAGGCCATCTCAAATTCCAAACCCAGGATCATCTTTGAATATGAGGCTGGGGCCTCAGAGTGGCATGGAGACACCTGGGCAGACTACCTGAGGTTCTTCGAGGAGATTGAGTACCAAGAACCACTCCATGTCAGGGATGACGTGGTTGACTGGGTGGCTGACCCTCGATGAGGAGAGAAGTGGCCTGGGGGGTCGCACGCAGGCATGCCCTCCTCCGCACCCTAGGAGACCACTGTGAGAAGTGCGGCCTGAAGTTCGATGACTCCCCTACTGGGGACTTGAGTTACTTCCATGTGAACCACAAGGAGGAGACAGTTCCTAGTAACGATGCTCGGAGGGTGAAGATGGGGAGTCATAACAGGGCTGCATTGTTATGGCGAGAGTACCAAGCTGGTGTCCCCCTCGGAATCCTCTGCAAGGAATGCAATGGCTGGGATGGGAACTTCAAGCGTAGATCCAGGCAGACAGGCAACCCAAGGAGGGACAGGCGTGCGAAGGGGAATACATGAGTGAACCACTAGAGCCTCCCCCTGGACTTCCTTATGAGGATGAGCTGACTGATGAGCTGAAGCAGTACTGTACTTTCTATGAAGGAAGGTACTGGATGTGGAATCTCAGCTTCTCTGCTGGCGTGGATGATGTCTGGTTCCCTATCCCCAGGCGAGGTGACAATGCCAAAGCTCAAGGGTGAAGGTCTAGGGGTTGCTGCTGACCACCATGCAGGGGTGGAGGCTGAGAGGAAGAGAGTCAGGGATACAGAGTCTTTCCTAGATCTACTCGAAGGGTTGACTACTGACTCTGGGTATAACTGGTGCAGTGACACCCTGGGAGGGATCTACCAGACTGTTGAGGGGAGTGGAGTGGTTACTGAAGGGCAGCGAAGGGCGGTAGAGAACATCATGAGGAAAGTGGAGGGGCGGGGTTGATAGAGCTTAGAGATGCTGTAGAAGGGCTGCGTAGTCTGCTTCCCAACAGTGCAACACTCCTCTTCGCTGACCTTCCCTCTGGCGCAACAAAGGCAGAGTTCGACAAGGCCCCTGATCTTGACTCTTTGTGGCCTGCTATCTGGGATGTCTTGCGGCCTGCCGGGACAGTCGTGTTCATGTGCTCATCCATTCGCTTCACTACTTGCGTCTTGGACTCGCAAGAACAACACTTCCGCCATGACCTAATCTGGTCTAAGAGCCTCGCGACTGGGCATCTGAACGCGGCACGTTCTCCACTTCGTGCACATGAGTTCATTCTTGTCTTTTGCCGAGTCGGGACCAGTACCTACAACCCGCAGATGCTGCAAGGGGCCTCTCCCATTCACGCAGCTAGACGGCGAGCACATGGAGAGAATTACAACCCCATGACCACAGCAACAGAGTCACGCGCTGGAGCTACTGACCGCTTCCCAACGAGTGTGTTGGAGTTCTCCAGTGTCGGGACAAGCAGCAAAGAGCGCGTCCACCCACAGCAAAAGCCATTGCCCCTATTACGTTGGATTGTTCGCACATACACAGCCCCTGGAGATCTAGTTGTAGACCCATATGCCGGCAGTGGGTCGATGGGACAAGCAGCGCTGTTGGAGGGACGGCTGTTCAGGGGATTCGACTCTTCTACAAGATTCGGGAGTGTATGTGCTCCTCAAGCCTGATGGCACCAGTGGCCCCCGCGACTGCACTCCCTGTCCCCTTCATCGCCTAGGCTCAGGCTTCGTCCCTCCCACAGGTCCCATAGACTCACCTCTCTTGTTCCTCGCAGAAGCCCCAGGGAGAACTGAAGCATTCAAGGGTGAGCCTCTGGTTGGGGACGCAGGGGCGATGTTCAATAGGTTGCTCTATCTCCTGAGCTCCAACCGAGGTGGCCACCGACTCCACAACATCCTAAGTTGCCAGCCTCCTGGGAATGACTTGGTAGGCAAGCCCTGGGAAGAAGAAGCCATCCGCCATTGCTCCCAGTACCTAGACCCAGTCCTCGCCGAGAACCACACCACTGCGGTGTTGATGGGTGGTGTTAGCACCCGCACTGTCCTCAAGCTCCCTAAGGACAACTTCAGTATCAAAGACTTCCATGGGGTGGTGCATCAGGTAGAGAGACCAGGGCTACCACCGCTATGGGCTGTCCCTACCTTCCACCCAGCTCACTTGATCCGAGGCGCCCAGAACCTCACTGGGGTGATGCTCGCTGACATCAGGCGAGCGATGGAAGTAGCCAAAGGAGGCTGGTCCTGGGATGACCCTGATCTCATCCTAGACCCGAGCCCTGAATGGTTCTCAGCCTGGGTCGACTACCTCCTAGAAGTCTCAGCTTCAGACCCTGGGGCATTCTGGTTTGCCGTCGATGTTGAAACCTTGGACAAAGCCAAGAAGACTGATGAAGGTGACCTAGGCGCAGAAGACCAAAGCTTTATCATCACCAGGATCAACTTCAGTGGGAATCAGGCCCAAGGGGTGACTGTCCCATACGCAGGGCCTTGGTTGCCTGCGATCTGGAGATTGTTGTCGAGTCTGAATCCTAAGACATTCTGGAACGCGGGGTATGACCGTCCTCGCCTCCTGAGATCCTGCTCCCAGCTCATCCCCGAGGGGGTTATCCCCGTCACCTCATCCCTCGCTGGCCCCTTGCTGGACTTCATGTGGGCAGCGCATGTGTTGAACTCGGATATCCCTAGGGGGCTTGGGTTCTGGGTGCCGATGTATCTCAGGTCAAGAGCCTGGAAGCACCTCTCCTCCAGTGAGCCAGAGAAGTACGCAGCCTATGACGGGGCGTACACCCAGGGCCTCAGCGCAGGCATCGCCAGTGATCTCACTACTACTGGTAGATGGGATGCATTCTGGCGGCATTGTCACCTAGCTGATGAATACATGTTCATTCCTTCATGCGCAGTAGGCACAGGCATGGACCGCGTTGCACTGGATGCATTCAAGATCAAAGTCCATGACCTGAAGGTGGAGAAGTACCAGGCGCTCCAGGCGATGGTGCCTGATACAAGTAAACCCCTGCATCCCAAGGGAGGGTGGAAGAAGAAGCCAGATGGGGACGAGAAAGAAGACCCTGATGCTCCGGAGACTGAGCCTAGACTCAAGCCCTTGCTAGAGTTCACCGAGGAAGTCTCAGTCAATGGGTGCTCCACCTGTGGCGCTCTCCAAATCACCACCAAGCATCGCTGCAAGGACAAGACCCTGACACCTGCCGTAGCCCCCATCCTAGCCAAGGTCCCCCGCTGGTACATCCGCCGAGACTTCGGGCCGGGGTCTCCGGTGCAGGTGCGGGTGGCGATGAAGGCCATGGGGCATGAGATTCCTATTGATCGGGATACTGGCAAGGAGACTACTGGGAGGCTTGCCCTCGAGAAGCTCCAGCGCAAGTTGATCCAGAAGTCCCAGCCTACTGCGGTGTTCTACACTCACCTCTTCGGCTACCGTGACTACGCCAAGCTCGAAGGGACTTATGCAGACGGGATGATCCGGAGGTTGGATGCGAGTCCTGATGGGAGATTGCATCCTGAGGTTACCCATCGCCCTAGTACCCTGCGCACCTCTTACGTCAACCCCAATCTCCAGAACATCACTGCCAGGTCCGAGCTCGGGGATGAGTTTAGGTCATGCTTCGTAGCTGAGCCTGGCTGCACCCTCCTAAGCGTCGACTTCTCTGGCATTGAGGCTGTCCTCTCCGGCTGGTTCATGGGAGACCCCAACTACATCCGCCTGGCCTGGCTTGGAGTCCACAGCTACCTCACTTCCTACATGGCAGGGCGCCCTACTGACCTTGCCTGGTCTGATGCAGACATCATCCAGCACTTCAAGGCGATCAAGGCAGAGTTCAAGGATCTCTATGAGAGAGCTAAGCGGGTGGTGCATGGGACCAACTATGGCCTCACCCCCTATGGCATGCATGAGAGATTCCCTGAGGACTTTCCTACACTGAGACTAGCCAAGGACTCTCAGGGCTTGTACTTCAAGATCTGCCCCAAGCTGCCCGCGTGGCATGATGCCTTGGAGACCTTTGCATACAAGCAGCACTACATCGGTGGAGCTGGTGATGCCCTCCAGACCTGGTCCCCCGCAGGCCCTGGGATCCACCCCTATGCCTATCGCCATGACTTCTGGGATGTCTACAACTACCGAGGCATCACCCCGCAGGCAGCGAAGAAGCGAGAAAGAGAAGGTGATGGGGTTGCGTGGATGAACGAGAAGCCCTATGCGGTGGATCTAGGAGCTGATGCAAAGAGACTGAAGGCATTCCTCCCGCAGTCCAGTGCATCAGGGACCATCAAGGAAGCAGGCCTCAGGCTTTTCCATCCAGATTCCCCGAGCTTCATCGGCGATGCCTACCACGGGCGCCATCCTCTACGCGCCCTAGTCCATGATGAGTTCCTACTTGAAGTCGAGAACTCCAAACTAGACACAGTGCTCGAGAAGGTCTCCTTGGAGATGAAACGCCAGATCATCGCGATGCCTTGTCCTCTTGAGTGGAATCTGGGGTCTTACCTCACTGTCGGCATCGAGGCCAAGATCGGTGACCGGTGGTCCAAGAAGAAGATGAAGACAGTCGACACCTCAGGGATAGGCGCTGCCCCGCCTGTGAAGTGGGATGAGACCGCCTGGCAGGAGATCGCTGAAGCAGAGAGAAGCATGCTCGAGCACGAGTGGGATCCTGATGAGGATGAAGCTGAGGAAGGGTCCAGGGAGATCGCTCTCCGCCGCGCCTTGGCCTAGTCTCTTGACATACCTCTCCTGTGCGCCTACCTTCTCCTCATGGTCATCCTGGAGTTGCCTTCCTCACCCACTGCTGCATATTCCCGCGTCGAGGACGTAGCGAAGGCGATTGAGCCCCTGCTTGCTGATCGCCCAACCGCCTTCGCGTTGTTCTTTGTCGCGTACGAGAATATGAGGCTGAGGGGATTCAGTGTGAGCCAGATCATCGAGATACAGCTCATGTTGGAGAGGGACCGAGTGACTTCAGGGAACTCTAACTAGGAGATGGAATGAAGGCTTGGAGGCTGGTTGCTTTGGTGGGGGTGTTGGGCTTGGGGTTCTCTGCGTGGGCAGAGGAGGAAACTGTGGGGGCTCTTGTCACCCAGTTGTCTTCCTTGGATCAAACCCTGCCAGTCAAGCTCGCCATTGGCCGGGGGAGGATCCTGGCACCTGTGGCTGTGGATGTCAGGGTCGCACACCCTACTGACGCAGCAGGCTACATGATCCTGCACAAGGACCCAGGCGAGTCTCCCAATGTGGTCATCTTGTATGAAGACCCCAGGATTGTCCCTGTGTACCCTGGGCCAGGGAAACCAGCTCCTGTTGTTGCTACAGCCTGTGCTCCTGAAGACCTGATGCTTGTAGATGCAAGCTGTGACCCTCCTGGTGGTGCTGGTCCCGATGGTCGACAGTGGGTGAGGATAGTCTGCGGAGCTGCGCGGGTGCCGCAGCCCTATGACTGGCAACTGGCCCGTCTCGACAACCACATGGCTGACATCTTCGCGTGGAATGCTGATCCTACCTATGCCTATGTAGAAGGAGAATCAGGAAGCTACCAAGCTGCTGCGTATACGCTCCTGGGGGAGATCAACTACAACTTCACTCTGCCGATGACGGGGTGCTCGGCGGGGGCGTCGAGGGTGGACCGGACAAAGCCTGTGCGGCCCTGACTGCAGCTCGACGCTTCACGTCGGTTTGGATCTTCAGTAGTACCTGATTGAGCTTCTGGTTCAGTACCAGCGCCTGGGCCTCAGTCGGAGCTGCACGCAACTTCTTGTAGATCTCATTGATCTGCTCCCCGCGTTGATCCAGGTAGTCAGCCTCCGCCTTGAGGGATTGGAAGGTAGATCCCTCAAGGTATTGGGAGGCTCGATCCTTGGACTTGTCGTTCTTCTTCACGCGGGCATAGGTGGCTAGGGATTGATCTACTTCCCCCTTGCGTGAGTAGTAGTCCTGGAGGTTCTTCTCGCGCTCGGCGTCCCGGAAGCCATAGTCCCAGAGAGTCTTGATGAGGGAGCTCAAGACAGGGATACGCTCTGGGCTAGGGCGGGCAGGTGAGGGCTGAGGGGAGAACGGGCGGGCTGCAAGGTCAGTCACCGATAGCACAGCATCTGCGAGGCCAGCACCGAATGTTCTAGCAAGGTACTCAAGCTTCTTTGGACTAGTACCAGTAGCCTGCCCAACCACCACTGCAGTAGGGCTAGTCCTCTCATCGAAGCGTTCTGCAGGAGCTACCCTGAGATCCTGCTGAGACTCAATCGGCGTCCCCTTGAAGGTCTGGAAGTTCCCAGCCAGTTCCAGTGGGGCCTTCAGCGCAGGGTTTAGTTTCCCTGCAGCAGCCGCTACTGCTGCCCCTGGTCTATGGATATCAATGTTGAACCCAAGTGGGTTAGCTAACTCAGTAGTAGCATCCATCCCCACCTGAGCCCAGTCAGGCTTGTTCTTGGTCGCGAAGTCCCAGATGACGTTTTCCACCACATTGAAGAATGCCTTTACAAACTCAGGCTTGGCAATCTTCAGGAACTCATGTCGGCCAGTAACAGGGTTGGTTGCTGGGAGGAGAAGCAACCAGTTATCCCTCTTCATCTCAGGAGGGATCTTGTCCCATTCAGGCTTGTCTGGGGACTCAGGCTGCTTGAATTGATTGTTCCAGGCCACCAGCGCAGTGCCTAGTCCAATGGCAGCGATGGAGGTGCGCCCTAGAGTCCCCCGAGGGTCTCTCAGGGTTCGCTCCCAGCTTGTCCTCCAGCCCTGGGCAGCCACATTCCCGAACATCAGGAAGACATTTCCCTCCCTGGCGAAGGACCCCCTGACATTACTAGGAGGAGTCCCAATCATCTGCTGGACGATCCAGGCGCGCTTCTTGGGGTCGACTGGGATGCCTGCCCGCCCCTTCTTCATGCCCTCTTCCAGCATCCTCCAGCCCATGAGCTTGGAGGAGATTTCGGAGTACCTGGCGCCTGCGGACATGGCAGACACCAGGCCCTTGGCGACTGCCTTTGGGATGCCACGAAGCCCAGTCATCTCACGCTCAAACCCTGGGACCTCCAGTGCAGGGGATGACCCAGTGTTCCCTGCGATCTCGAAGCTGAGGGTATTGCCCAGGGCTCTGTTCCATAGAGCATCTTGGTATTGCTTCATGATCTTGGGGTCCTTTCGCAGTACCCCTACCATGGTCTCAACGAGCTTCCCGAGGGCGTAGGTAGTGCGGAGACCAAACCCCTTAGGGAGGGTTTCTGGGGCTAGGTACTTGCCCACCATGTACACAGACCGCCCAAAGTCTCGAGGCAGGTTGCGGACAGTGAAGGGTAGAGAGAGCCCGACTGCACCCGCCTGGAGCCACCCACGGGACTTCTCGAGGACACTAAGCATCAACCCACTGGGGCCTGGTTCTTTGAGGGCTTCTACAACAGGGGTCATGGACTCAGGCAGAGACCAGGTCTCCTTCACCCCCTTCACAAATCGAGTGATGGTAGGCCTGGGACCATGCGGGTCACTGGATCTGAGCTTCTTGAAGCCGAGGTCAAGCCCTGCAGCCGCAGCCTGCTTGTGCATGGCGATCAGGGAGTTGGCGGTCTCTTGGCGGGCCAGGTCACTGAAGGCCCTCAATGAGACCAAGTAAGTCGCCTGGATGGGATCCATGGTATCCAGCTTGGATCCTTCAAACTTCATCAGGAACTTGCGCTCGCTGAGTGAGAGTAGATTCCCAGTCCCCCATTCACCCTTGGAGCTCGAGGCCAGTGCCTCCTGGAGCCTGAACATCGGGACATACCCCTTGCCCAGGGCTTTCACTGCCTGGTACTGAGCATCCGAGATGATCCCTGTCTTGTGCTGGAGAGCTAGCAACCTCTCGGGGATCTCCAAGATAGAGTTCCCCGCAGCTTCCACTGCCTTCATGCGCTCAGGGCCTAGGGTTGCTCGCTGCTTGTCCAGTAGTGCCTTGACTTGAGCCTCAGTGTAGTTCTGCGGGACCATGCCTCCATTGGAGATCTGCTGCTGGAGGAGTTCGATCCTATCTTGAATAGGCTTGAGTGGAGACTCAGCAGATTCCCTGAGTGTCCTAGAATTCTTGATGAGTTCTCGTAGTTGATGGTAGGTCTGGCCGAGCTTCTGCTCACCTTGGGCTACTGAGTCTCTGGCATCCTTGTACCCCTTGGTGCGCTTGAGCTTGACGAGCTCCTCAATGCGGGCTGGGCTTAGCTTAGCTGGGAGGCTTGCTAGTCTCTGGCGGTAGATCTGGTCTCTTTGGGACTTCAAGATCTTCGCCAGGGTGAAGTCCTTCCTCCCCTGAGCTTCTCGAATCTTCCCCTCTAGCTGGAGTTGCTCCCTCCTGCGCCCAAGCCCAGACTCCTTCCCGCCCACTGCCCGGCGCATCCTGGCGCCTTCTTCTGCGAAGGGGAGCTTGGCTTCGAGGCCTGCAATCTCCCCATGGGCCGCTGTGAATCTTCTAGACCAAGCATTGAGATCCAACCACTGCTTCACGTCAGCTTTGATCCCTGCCTTCTCCATGGGCTTGACGATGGTGGCCAGGGTCTCAGTGAGCCAGGCTGGGCGGGCTGCTGTGTTGGTTGCGAGGTCTAGGATTACCCGAGGATCTTGCTTCAGAAGCTGGAATGGATTGAGCTCACCACTTGGTGCCTGGTTGGGCTCGAGCTCAGGAGGCCCTCCAGATGCAGCTCCTCGAACAGCTTGCTCGGTGTCTGCAGCAAGGTTCTTTGCAGCAGCCATGCGGTCAAGGAAGTAGGTCTTGAGTTGCTCTGGGGAGAAGTGATCCTTCACCCCCTCCCAGAACCCGGGGGGTTCAAGTGCAGCCCTGCGATTGGCCAGGAGGTTCTCGTATTGCGGGTCCCGGACAGTAGGCTTGTCCTTCTCAATGGCTCTGCCGATGGTGAGAGCGCCTTCTTCCCCCGCAGCAGCATTCGCCTCGAGTGCCTCCCCTGGGACTACTGGGGCACTGTCTCCCAGTTCTTCGAGCTCGACAGGCCGCCACTCCTCTGCAGCCATCCCAGGTACAGGAGCGCGTTCTGGTCCGGTGTCAACCTGTCCAGCAGTGAGTGATCCTTCTCGATCAAGGACTCCAGATCCCTGATCTCCTTCGCCAACTCCGCCATGCTCTCCTGCTTGGACTTCTCCATTTTTGGTCTCCAAGGTAGAAGGTAGGCCGAGAGGGGCCTCTTGTCTAGGCGCTTGGATCTCCTCGAACTTCCAGCCACGCCGGTCGACCAGGTTCTTGACTACCCCATAGGAATCAGCAGACATCTTGGTGGTGTCTGGGGCCTTGGCACCGAGTTCTTCCAGGCCCTTGAGGACTCGCCCCGCAGCGGGAGAATTGAGCTTCACTGAGGCAAAGTCAGAGACCACTCCATCAGCATTGATGAGAGCACCTGCAGAGGCCTTGCCTGTGGAGTCGCGTCGGATGACTACTCGGGTGTCTGGGAGAGCACCTGGGTAGACTTCAGCTCCATGGGTAAGGGTCTGAGGCTTGCCGCCCTCTGCGATGTGCTTGTCTGCGATGCCCCCGAGGATTGCCACGGTGTCATCTTGGTAGGACCCGCGCATGTCAGCGCCGAGGGTGGGAGGGGCTTCTGTGGGAGGTTTGGTCTCAGGCACTGCACCATTCCCCCCAAGCGCCCCATGTGCCAAGAGCCCCAAGAACGCAGCCCCTGTAGCTGTCTTAGCCAGCTTCCTGCCCATCTCCTCGGTAGGCTTGAACCCATTGGTCTGAAGCTCATTCCAGAGATCCTTGGCTGAGACTCCTAGATCCTTGGCTACTCCGGGGATGAAAGCCAGCGCAATGGCCTTGTGCGCAGGCAGTAGAGCCATTGCTGGATCACTACCAAGGGCAGTACCTGCACTGATGACTTCATCCTGGGCACCGTACAAGAACCCAGCTCCCGGCACCCCAGCCTTCTCTGCCAGCTTAGCTAGATACACAGGAATCATCACAGGTGAAGCAACCATTAGATTCTTGAGTTTCTCTGCGGCTTGGCCTGTATGGGTCTCTGGGAGATTCTCACCCTTGGAGATTTGGTCCTGAATTCTTAAGGATCTGCGGATGAGGTTCTTGGTGTCCTCTTGCTTGGATTCAGGATCTAGTCTCTGGGCCTCAGCCAGGTCTCCCTGTGCCTGCGCGAGTTCCATCCGCAGCCCCTCTTGGGATGAACCCTTGGCCAGGGTGCCTACGATCTCATCTACGACTGCGTGAGGAAGCTGCAGGGCAGCGCCTGGGATCTCCTTGAGGGTCTCCCAGGTGGTTTTCTTGGGGGTGCTTGGAGCAGGCTCGAAGTGCTCCATGCCTCCTTGTAGGAAGCTGGAGACTGACTCATTGGTAGAGCCTGCAACGTTGGAGAAGGGTTTGGGGGTGGGGGCTGGAGCTGGAGCCTCAACAGTCTCCCACTCGTCTGGTTTTACAGTCTCCCAGCCATCGTCAATGGTCTCCCAGGGCATGGGTTACTTCCCTGGTTGCCAGGTCTTGCCGCCGTCGAGGGAGTGTCGGAATTCACCAGTAGTGGAGTTCTTCTGGACGATCTTGGCAGACGGGGAGGCTACTGCTGGAGGGCCACCTGCAGCCTTGCCCCCACCCCCTACAACCACCGGAGGCCCACCGTCACTCGGAGGCCCACCTGCCTTGCCGCCATAGAGCACCTCAGTGACCTTCTGGTGGTGTTCCTCGAGAGCCTTGCGACGCTTCTCGATGGAGTCATCCAGGCGCTCCTGGGCAGCTTTGTACTGAGCTGGATCCCAGTCGTTCTTAGCTGCATCTCTCTCGAGATTCGCCTGCTCTGCAGCCTGGTGTAACTCCAAGGCATTCGTATACCGCTCGTAGTCAGTCTTGGCTTCCAGGCGCTCTTTCTCGTAGTTGATGCCCTGCTTGGGACCACTAGACCCCTTGGCACCCTTGGCCTTGATGCTCTTGTCCAGGCGCTCCATCTGGGCCTTGAGCTTGATGTCCTGGCGCTCGAGGTCGGTTTCCCGCTTGGTCTTGGCTGCCTGGGTACGCGCGTCTTCTCGATCCTGAGCGAGCTTGGCCTTGGCTTCGATCTGCAAGCGGTCTTTGTCACTGGTCATCCGGGACAACACATGCGGGATGAGGGCATCCCCTGTCTTGCCATACCCACCTCGGGAATCAGCCTTCATCCCGAGCTTCTCCATCTCGCTTGAGATAGTTGGCTCGGGAGGCGGTGGAGCAGGAGGCGCAGGACTCACTGGTGCTGCACCCATTGGCCCTGCAGCACTCGCCATGGGAGCTGTGGGCTGGATGTTCCCAGTGCCCTCGATCTGAGCTGCGGGTTGCGGGGGTGCAGGGGCTGCTCCTGGGGCGTTATCCCCATACGCAGGGTCATTCGGGCTTGGAGCTGCAATCATCGGAGGAGGCACACTCGGAGGGCCTCCTGCAGCAACTCCAAACGCAGGGTTCTTGTTGAATTGGTCGGTAGTCCCAGGGGTTACATGGAAGTCCCCAGCCCCCGCACCAGCCCCCGCAGCCCCCTGCTTGACCCCGGCATCATGCGCTGCAGCAATCGACTTGTAATGCATGTACGCAGGGTCTTCTGCGAACTTCCCTGAGTGGATCGCCTCCATCAGGTTCTTCGCGGGTTTCCCTTTGAACCCCGGCTGCATCTCCTCGACGCGCTTGAGAATCGCGGCATTTGCCATGTCGCGTTTTTCTGGATCAGGCCCATCAGCCAAATGCTTGAGCTCGTCCATTTCCTTCTGGCGAGCATCGGTCTCCCGCTGGTCTCTCTTCGCAGACCAGTCGCGAGCTAGATTATTGACTGTCGGCAGAAGCGTCTGTGCGATGCCATTCCCTACACCCCAGTCCACTACGCACCTCCTTCAATGTGTGCTGGGCGAGGTGGGACATCCCGCCAGTTCAGGGATTGGGAAACATTGATGGTATTCCCACCAGTCTTGGGGCATGGGACTCGAGCTGGAGCATCCTTGTCCATGCAGGCTACGCAGCAGGTGAAATAGTCAGGGTTCCAGGTTGTGTCTTGGAACTCTCGGTATCCATCCTTGGAGTTGTAGCGCTTCCTGGAGATAGGTAACCCTTCACTCACTGTGTACTCCCAGATGTCCTCATTGGTGAAGTATCTCAACGGGAATGCCAGGGAGCACGCGGGGGAGTTGTTGATGTAGTCAGTCACCAGTGGCACAGGGCCTAGCATGGGGTCTATGTCGACTGACTTGTGCCCCACAAACCCCAAGTCCCAAGGGAAGCTAAAGGTCCCAGTAGGCTTGCGGTAGAAGTCTTCCAACCCGCAAAGGAATGGCTTGCCCTTTACAGGTGGGCGAATCCCAATGGGCAGGTAGTCAACTCCATGTCTCACCTGATGCCGATTGATGATCTCGAATTCACCCTCAGGTGACTTACTAACCTCCATGTACTGCGGAGGCCAGTCATACACCGTGTACCCATTCCTCTGGATGACCTGGTTGGCAAACTCATACTTCTTGGGATCGAAGGCTTCCCTGTGGAAGATGATGGGCAAGTGATACCCAGCTCTCCGCACAAGATCCAACATCACCATGGAATCCTTGCCAAAGCTCGAGTACACCACTGGGCTTGTGTGCTTACCCATGGCTTCTCGAATGACATGGATCCCGAACTGGGTCTTAGCTTGGAGGCTCAAATCAACACCGCGATGGTCGCGACTGTAGCAAGACCAGCCCCGATAGCCTGCCCCTTGTTGGCTGAGTTGGTGGTCTTGGTCTGGATGCCGAACTGCCTAATGCTCTCTTGGAACTGTTGGAGCTTCAGTTTGTAATCGTCTTCCTGCATCTGGCGCTGGGCATTCATCGCAGCTTGGGCTTGTTCTTCTTTGATGGTGTTGCTGCGGACAAGCTCAGCCAGGTTCGCATTGAACTGGCGAGAGTTCTCAGAGAAGCTAGCTCCGAACTGCCGAGAGTTCTCTTCAAGACCAGCGCCGAATTGCCTGCTGGACTCACCGAGGCCTTCTTCATACTGGCGAGATTGGGTCAAGGCTTGCTGGGCTGCGGATGACAACTGGCCACTGGCTTCGGTGGCCTGGTTGCCCAGTTGGATACCCTGGCCACCCAATGCACCAAGTTGCCCCGCTGCACCTGACTGCACCCCTGCGGTGAGTCGAGCAATATCCCCCTGGGCTTGGCGGTCAATCCCAGACAGCGCCATGTCCTTGAGGCCACTGCGCCCCTGGCCTGCAAGCACCGCACTCTTGGCGCCTTCACCTTGTTCTCGGATGAGCTCCGCAGATGGCGCCACCGCAGCCATCATCTGGCCACGGTTGCCCTTGGTCAGGGTCTGGAAGTACTTGACTGCATCGTTGTAGGCGCCTGAGCCAACGTTGTAGGTCCCCTCGCCTCGACCTGAGAGCTGCTGGGCGATCTTGGTAATAGCCTGAAGCTGAGCTTGCTCCTGGGCGGACATGCCTTGCTTCTGGTATGGGGTGTAGCCTGCGTAGGGCGCGAAGGTACTAGGATCCCCACCGCGAGCCATGTCTTCGACAGTGCGGGCTCGGCCTGAGCCCAGGAACCCGCCTCCACCACCGCCAACACCCGTCCCCCCGCCAGAGTTCGGCATCCCTGTACCAGGATCAGGTTCCCCCGGGGCAATGGTTCGATCTCGAGGGACAATCCCACCTGCTGCCAGCTTGGGGACTGGCCCACCAGCGCCTGCCTTGGGACTCAGCAGTGGAGCACTGGGGCTTACCTGTCTCCCTGCACCCCTTGCAGCAGCAGCCTCCACCACCGAGCTCAAGACACTCAGTGGCATCACAGCCTCATCCTCAGACCCTTCTCCAACAATCGCAGGCTTGCCATTGATGCTGAGTCGCTTACCGCCTGGGGTCTTCTTGATGATTCCACCGTGGGCTAGAAGAGGAGGCGGAGCACCGCCTGAGCCACCTCCACCGCCAGTGGCATACCTAGAATTCTTCTGCTGCTGTGCCTGTGAAGCCATGGCCACCAACTCAGGAGTCGGCGCTATGTCTTGCCCATTGGCATTCTTGAACTCCCACGGTCTGGCTGCGGTGTCCCCGTGATAGCTAAAGAACATCCCATTGGGCATCTTGTCCACATGCCCACCTTTGATGAGATCCACGAGAACCTGCTTGGCTACAAAGACAGGGTCTCCCTGATTCTCGTCGGACTTCTCATTGACCCCGATTTCATTCGCCCACTGCTGGCGGAGCGCTCGCTCGGATTCTGAATCAAAGCCAGTAGCGGTGGTCTTCGCAGCTCTCTGTGCATTCCCCATCTCAGTCGCCATGGTAGTAACGCCCTGGGAGTACTCCATGCGGTTCTTCTCAACCAGGTCATCAAGCTGCGGGTTCTGGCCCTTCTGCATGCCCAGAATCCCAGGGTTGGCATCCACAATAGACTTCTTCACCCACCAAGACCCATCGCGGACATACTGCTGCCCGCCGATGGTGCCTACTCCAGATGGATTCCCCTGAGCGTCTGTCTGCGTCCAGAGCTTTTGGACTGGAGCTCCTGTGCCTGCCTTGACTCCTGGAGCTGCTGCGGGTGTAGCAGGTGTAGCAGGTGAACTCCCCGGTGCAGCCTGGGGCACCCTGGCATTTGGATCAGCCCCGGGAGTCGCAGGTGAAATAGGCGGCGCAGTCGGATCAGGAGGCGGGGCTAGTGTTGTCCCTGATTGCCTCTGGGTCAGTAGATCCTGCCTCGCCTGCCGAACACTGTCAGGAATCGTAGCCCCAGGGAAATTGTCAGCAGGGAGCTTGGTGGTGTCAGCCCCGCTATAGGCATTGAGGTTGATCTTCGTCGGGGCTGCAGGGGAGAGTGTTCCAGTCCCTCCACCTCCACCACGCCTGACCCCTACATTCGACGCTGCCGGGCTGGCTCCATCACCCATGGTGGGGATCCTTCACAGCATTGGGGTCGAGGTAGAAGCAGTCACCGGGGACCTTCTTGAAGCCTAGTCTGAGCACCAGGGGGAGAGAAGTCATGGCTACTTCATCAGCTACTGTGCAGAAGGCTACATCCACATTGCAGTCCTTGAGAAGCTGCACCACCGTACCCCAGAGTCTCCTGATGACCCCAGGCCGCTTGCGGTGGTCTGGGTGGATCCACACAGGTTCCACATGGGTAGCCTGGTATGCAAACCAACACGCGATGATCTGCCCGTTCTCCTCGCAGACAATCGCGCGGTAGATGCTGGGGTCTGGATTGATTCCCAATGGTACTTGCTTGAGCTTGTGCCATTCATCTGCGGGGAGATCTCTCACCTTCCAAGCAGACTGAACCTCAGGCTTAGGAACCACCTTCAGCCCCTGCTTCCCCTTCATCCCCGTGACCTTCGGAGGCCCTACCTGTGGGCTAGCCATGGGCATTAGTCTACCTCCTATAGCCTAATCCAGGCCAGTAAGCCATTGATGGAATCAATGGTTGGGGTTGTGAGGGCGAACAACTGCCCACCAGGGCCTGTGGTTTGGGTTTGGTTCCCATTGCACTGAGACCACCCTATACCAGGAGACATGCGAAAGAACCCCACTTGCCCCCGAGTAGGCATGCCTGGGGCGTCTTCCCAGGTGGTGCCTGTCCATCGGAAGACACGGTCAAAGTCACTCGCCCAGAATAGATACCCAGTCTGCAGGGGGGTTAGCACAGGCTTCTGGTCAGGCTCCAGGGTCCCTCGAGTGGGAGTGGCCTTGGCAGTGAACATGCTCAGGAGGTCATGCAGCACCCGCAGGGCCTGCTGGATGATCGGGTCGGTAACCTGGGCCACTCCAGGGTAGGTCTTGGAGACATTCGCCGCAGCGGGAGTAGTCGGGGGTATAACAGCAGCCACTACGCACCTCCTCCAGGCCTTGCAGCCATGGCACCTGCGTCATGGAGACCACGCACTAGATCCAGGTCATCATCCCCAAAGCCTTGAATCAACTTCGCATCCCCACCATCCCAGGGCTGACACAAGATACTTGTCTCCTCTCGATACAACCAGAACTTCGTATCACTGGTGAACCTGTACTTGAAGAATTCCCCCTTGTGCGCTGTGAATCCAATGAACCTCTTGATCTTGGTGCCATTGGTGAAGGTCAGCAGGGGAGTGGGGACTAGAGTCTGCAGGATGTTCCCCGAGTTGTCATACACATCGACTTCCATGGTGACATCGAGCTTACTACCTGCTTCGGTCTTGTAGGTCACATACCCATGCTGCACTGACTTCCACCCTGGTATCCCGTGATCCAGTAACTGAGTCTCCCAGCGGTCGAGCTGCGCGGGTTCTTCATCGAAGATCCATCTGTAGTCATAGATCTTCCATTCAACCGTGTCTACTGGGTTGAACCTCAACATCCTGCCCAAGAACTCAGGCCAGGCGTAGTGCTTGCTCAGTCTCCCATTGTGGTTGACTGTGAGGGTTACCTTCACCCCGCCATCAGCTTCGATCACCAAGGTCTTGTTGACTCCACCTGTATCGCATTCAAGCAGGATCCCCTTCACTTGCTTATCGGTGAGTCTCCCTTGAGCATCCCAGTCTGTAGGTCTGCCGATGGTTGACTCAGGAGTCACCAGGAAACTCAGCCCCCACTGCCTGAGTAATGGTGGAGCCTCAACAGTCGACCAACTCACCTCGAGACTCAGGGACTGAGCTTCCCGTGGGCCTGGGTTCCCGAACTCCCCAACACTATCGAATGGGTCCAAGGTAGTGACACTCATCCCGCCAACATTGGGGAGGAGGGTCAGGGTAGGTAGAGTAATGGTCTCGTCATTGAGTCTTGGGGTGATCGAGAGGGAAGCAGCGGGGGAGTCCTTCTGGATCCAGATATCCCCATAGAGCTTGTCTGCGCGGTCTACGTCTTGATCCAGGGAGCCTGATTTATAGGTCCCCGCAATGGGCAAGGAGCCATCTGCGGTGCCGGTGTGCGACCAGACATTGGGTTCCCCGCCAACCAACAAGCTCAGAGGTTGTGCTGGCTCAGAATACAACCCAGAAGGCCCGTAGTTGACTGGGAACTTATAGGCTCTCCAGTACTGCTGGAGGACATCGTAGATCAAGGCTCTCTGGGTACCTTGGGTGTCGAAGTAGGAGATCCAGACATCATGCCCGTGGCAAGCAACAAGAATAGTGAACCCGAAGTCAATCGGGTAGAGACCGTTGATCTGGGTATTAGGCTCAGTAAGCCCGAGCTTGAAAATGGGGTCCACCCAGTCAAAAGATAGGCACTCCTCAGGACCACCGGCAGTCCCGTAGAACCCATCTCGCGCGACAAAGTAGCACCCCTTGATTCCCACTGCGTAGGCTGTCCGAGACACAGGCCCACGCTTGCAGCCTGTTGGGGCGTACCCTACCTGGCCAGAACCACCTAGGTTCGGAAACAAGACAAACCCTTGCTCCCTGCTGAAGGCATAGGGTTGATTCGCGTACACATACCCACCAACCAACTCCTCAGCAGTTCCACAGAGCTCGATGTGCTGGTACGCAGGCCAGGCGTCTGCATCACCCTTCTTGCACCAGTAGATGTCACCTTTACGATAGGGGTCTCCCAGGCCAAAAATGGTGTCATCTACAGGGCCGAAGATCGTGTGCAGAGGCTGGGCGAGGACTATCCTGTTATTGGCATCTACAGTAGTAACTGGCTGGTCATTGTCTTCTTGGAGGATCTCAGCATTGATGATGGAGGCGTCAGTCAGGCGGTCTTCTATGGAGCCACCATCTTGGGCGTTCTGGCCCACGAAGTACCAAGCCCTGGTCAGCACTCCACCCCTGCGGAAGACTTGCTGGCGAATCTCAGGATCCCCAAACGCCACAGGCTTGACAATGACTGCCTGACGAACAGGGTCGATCCAGAAGTTCTCCAATGACACAGGGCAGGGGTTACCCTTCACACCAGTGCGCGGGTCATAGTTCCTGTACCTGTAGTCATAGGGAACATCTCCAGCGATGGAGGAATCAGGCCCCGCCCCACCAACAAAGCTCAGATCATCGAACCAGACGTTCACTGCTGAGTTTGTAGTGGTGAAGATCAAGATAGTCAGCCCGACTACATCACTCCAGTCCAGGGCTTCATTGTCCCCAAAGCGCTTGAAGTCTCCACGGCGCAGAGGGAACTTCAATGCCCCAAACTCAGTCCAGTTCTTGGCTCCTGAGACCGTGGGGACTCCTGCGACACTGGCCAGCCCTCCACCTACTTGCTGGACGCTGGTGTTTGTATTCTGAGTTGTCTGGGACTCTAGAGCATTTCCAGTAGCCGAGAGGAAACTAGTGAAGTCATCAGCCCTGATGGCCTTGGCGTAGAAGTTCTTGTTGCTGGTGGCATCATCGCCAGGAAGCGCAGTGGCTGAGTAGTTACTGAGGATGTAATAAAACCTGATCTCCTGGATCAACTTGGGCTGGTCAAACTGCACCCAGCCATGCAAGTGGTCTTCATCAGTGGCTGGCTTAGTCCCAACTCGCGTGAGATCAAGTGACAAGGCCCTGGAGAGGAAGTTGTAGTACTCAGTTGTGGCTCCACCGACTGCGGTGGTGATCTTCAAGGAGGCTAGACCTTCTTTGAAGTCGACTGCGTCTGTGGTGATTGTAGGGGCACCACCCGTGCCTGCAGACCCAGTCCAGGGGGCTGCTGACTCACAAGCATCAATGACTGTCTTGTCCTGGGCTTGGAGAGTGACTAGCTGAGGAGCAGCACCCTCTACAGCCTCAAACCCAAAGAGCGTGAAATTGGCTATCTGCCGCAGGTCCATGCTCCCATCCCAGCCTCCAAAGTAAAGCTCAGGTGGGAACTCATCCATGGGCATGCGGGCGTCTGGGTTACTAGGAGCAGGGAGTCCCAATGGCAGTACAAGTGCCTTGGTAGTGCTGATGGGAGTTGCCTTTGACATCTTGTTTGAGTCAGCGATGTAGACCCATGGAGTAGCTGCCAGTGGTGGGCGGTATGGCAGGAAACACAGGGAATTCCCTGAGTACCCACTGTCGATCAAGACCGCAGCAGGAACCGCAGCATAGAAGAGATTGCCCCCCAGGTTGGATGTCCCGATGAACCTCACCCCAACAGGGTGGAGTCCAAGAGAGTCGATGGGGGGTAGGCCATCTGCTGCGAAGGGCTGTGGGGTGAGGCTGAGATTCAACCTGCAGATAGAGTTGACTGCACCGTTGTTGATTCCAGTGAGTAGCTGAGTTAGGCCAGGACGCCCGGTTAGGAGGCCATCCTGCCTGCGGTAGGCATTGAAGAGGGCTGCGTAATTCTCAGCCGCGATCTCACCGATGGGTCTACGTAGATCGAGGCTCCCACGGCCGAAGGGGATGGTTTGGGGCTTGAAGTCTTCGGCCATGGGAGGTTGGGGTCAACTCGTACTAGCTGATCTTGGGGAAGCGAATGGGCTTGATGTGCGTCACGCTACCCACCTGGAGATTGATCTCCACGACCTTGTCATTGGCCTCGGGTGGGAAGCTCACAGGAACATCCATGCCGCCAGTACGTGTGGCTTCCCTGGGCTCCTCAGCCTCGTTGTTCCAGTTGACCACCCGCGCGCCCACATCGACCTGGTTGTAGCGGCCCAGGGACTTGTCATAGGCCAGGGTGCTGGTACCCGAGCCGTCGAGATACCGAGCAATCCAGACAGCGGTGTTGTAGAGATCCAGGGTGTTGCGCTGCTCGAAGTTGATCCCAGCGCCAGAGGCATCCAGGTAGCCAGCGTGCAAGTAGGCCCCCGAGTGAATGGGGAGGTTGGTGGTCCCGTAGTTGTCCAGGACTACTCCATAGGCCTCAGCGGTCTCATCGAAGTGGTATGAGATGGGTGCCCGGTTGTTCTGAAGGGTGTCGTGGAGCTCGAATTCGATGGTCAAGGAGTTGACCAGGGCCAGGGAGGCAGGACCAGCAGCAGGGGCTGTGGGCTTGGGAACGGCAGCAGGCGGCGGTGTCCAAGTACTCGGCGGCAATACAGGAGGCCAGCCAGGGACTGGGGTGGGCTGCACAGGTGCAACAGGCTGCACAGGAACCTGCACCACCGCGGGAGCATCTACTCCAGAGAACCAAGCCTCGACCAAGATAGGCAAGTCCTCCAACCCAATGTGCCCGTCTGCCACGATCTTGTCCACGAGGCCTGCGGTACTGATGTACTTCCCACCCACATGCACCACCTTCGGGATGATGCTGTTGAGGATGAGAGGGGCTACGAACTTCAAGGTGGCAGGATCCAGATGGATCAAGTCCTTGAGCTTCTCGAGGTCTTTGATGCTCGGCATGATTCTCTCCTATGCCCACCCGGAGAGGATGAGCTTCGTGATTTCTACGCCCATGGTATATCGAGATTCAGCAATCTCAGCCCTGTCTAAGGCCGTAGCCCGCCCGATCTTCTTCAACATGTCTGAGATGACACCCCAGATAATGCAGGGGACGAAGTCATCAGGGACAGTGAAGAGAGCACCAGCACCAGTGAGGGTCTGGGAGACATAGAGGTAGAGATAGTGGAGGACACCTGCCAGGGAAGAAGCAGGGTGGAGTTCTACTTCTAGACTGGGGGTTTCGCTAGTGGAGTACCCATCTGGGATCTCCTTGGCGTCGTATGACCAGTCAGCCCTGTAAAGGTCTGCCTGTAGAGGGTCAGCCCGAGGGATGTCATAGAAGTCACCTGATTGAGACTGGAATGCTAGGAATCTAAGCTCAATGCAGTCACTGGGCAGGGAGACCCGGAGGACGTTCGCAGCCAATGGGTTGGTGCCCGTCTTCGCCACCAACCCAGTCTCCATGATGAAGCGTTTCTGCCTCTCATCCAGGTACCCAACCACCTCAGCCACCGTCCAGAACCCAGACGCCCAGCTCGCCCCGCCATTGGCAGGCTCGAGCATGTAGGTCTGGATCAAGGACAGTGCGGCTTGGTCAGTGGTCGACATTGGTGACTAGCTCGCCTGGCCCTTCTCGACAGTCGACCCTGTGGGAGTGATGGTCATGGTGTCGCTTGCGGTAACCCCACCACGCTTGTAGACGGTTTGCTGGGTGCCGGATGTAACCACCCGGTGATAGAACCTGGCTGCTAGATGCTGCAGGGTCTCCATGATGGTAGAAGTGAGGGCGTTGTAGGCAGCAGCAGGCTCAGTCACGAGAACAGTATCGAAGAAATTGCAGATCTTCCCTGAGGCTCCTGGGATTCCCTGGATGCCATGCCCGGTGCCGATGCCTGTTCCAACGATGCCGGAGTTCCCTGTTGGCATGTTGGTGGCATTGGCATTGAGTTGGCCCAGTTCGAGGATTGTCTCTATGTAGATCGTTACGTCATCATACGCAGCGCCCGCAGCGTCTGAAACCACTGCCATGATTCTCTGGGCAGTCATGTCAGCGGCAGACGCATTGTAGGTGTAGAGCTTGCCTGCGACTTGGGCAATAGTCCCTGTAGGAGCTCCCAGTGCTGCCCCGTCCTTGGAGATGGTGATGTCCGCGGTGACAGGGCCAGTAGCACCCGTGATCAAGGTCTGCCTAGCGCCTGATGTCAGCGGAGCCTGCGCGGTGAATGGCAAAATCACCGCTTGTCCATACTTCACATAGAAGTGAATCACTTGCGCCATCTCAGTTACTCCTCGGGGCTACTGCGTTGGAGAAGGCTTCATCAAGGACTTCGGTGATGGGCTTGGCGGATCTCGCTCTATCTAAGCCGAGAACCTTACGCATCCAGGAACAAGCCTTGAGTCTAGAGTTCTTGTCTGCGGCTGCGAGGAGGAATCTGAAGTGGGCTGCCTGCGTGCCCTTGAGGATGGAACCACCTGACTTGAATGCAAGTAAGTGGATGGTCTCATCCAGCAAGGGGCCTAATTCAGACTCATCGATGTCCAAGGTGTCCCCAGGGTTCACCAAGACAGGAGTCACCGCTACTCCATCCAGTTCCAGCGCATGTGCAACCACCGCATCTGCAGGCCAGATGGCGAACTTGTTGATCCCTACAGGCACCCAGATCTGAGGCTCACTGGGGACAGTGCCCCCTGAGGCAGTAGTCTCCTTCCTCCACTGTGGTCTGCCATAGCTCAGGCCAAATACTGAATCAGGAAGTAGCGCCTTCCCATTCCAACTCACCCTGAACCCAAAGGTCATCCCACCCGGGACTGAGTAGTAGATCTGGTTGGCTACAGTTGCCTGCAGTAACTTGGTCTTCCAGGTCCCTGTGAGGAGATTCCACCACCGGAGTGCTTCATTGAATCTGTCTGCGGCTTCGGTGGGATCCCAGAAAGGTAACCCCTCCACCTTCGCCAGCAGCAAGGTCTGGATCTGCACGCGGGTTACCGCAGTGTATGGCATGGAGCTAGTACAAGACCTCTACCAGCAAAGCTTTAGCAATGATGTCACTGTTGGAGACGGCTTCCCCTGTGGTCTTGATGGTAACTGCAGACCCCAGAGCCTGGGCAGGGTTGGACTGAGTAATTGCGGTAATTGTGTAAGCCGCTGCGGTGGCGCCTACTGCTTTAGCCCTGCCCTCAGCGATAACTTCCTGGTTTCCTGCGCCAGTCCTGATGACCGTGGCTTCAAAGTACCAGGCTCCGTCATTGAGGGCGGTAGCGCTGGCGATGGTACAGAGAAGCGTAGATCCAAAGTACAACTTGATGGTCTTGGTGTTGGCGTTGGCGGCGACGGTACCCCAGGAGGTAATTCGCAAGGCAGAGGCAAAATCAGTGTCTAGCGAATTCGCAGGCAGAGAGACAGTCTGGAGATCGTCTTCTCCTGTGCCTACGTTGCCAACAGGAGTCAGGTTGCGGAGGAAACTCACCACAGGACGCCCAGGGGTGGTACTTGAGGAAGCACCACCTGGGATCACAAGAGGTGGGGAGTTGAAGGTCTTGACTCCACCAATCACCTGAGTAGTGGAATTGATTACCCCTCGAGCACTGGCAGAAGCATCAGGGACATTCAGGGTGACCGTGGTGGCCCCAATGACCGTAGGGGAGATGGCAACGTCTGTCCCCGCAGAGCCAACTGCAAGGGTGAGGGCGCCTGTGAGTGCAGCTCCTGCGGAGGAAGCCAGGGAGAGGATGCCGGTGTTGGCCAGGGTGATGGTCCATGGACCGTTGATGAGGGAGAGCCCACTGCCTACGTGTAGAAAAGTAGCTTGTGGGGCAAACCCAGTAGCCCCTACTAGGATCTCTCCGTCATTGAGTGTTCGTACATTGAGAACCCCATCCCCAGGAGAGACAAACAAAGCACCGCCTGTTGGGCTCTGATTGAGCGCTTGAATCTCCAAACTCAGGAATACAGGAGACGCATTGGTCCTGATGTCCTGCGGGGTGTCTAAGGTGATTGAACCAACACCATTGGTGATGGTTACGCCAGCATTACCTCCGGAGGCAAGGTTGGCGAGGGTGAACCCAGTACCGTTCCCGATGAGAAGCTTACCGTTGCCAGCAGCACTGAGGTCTGCCCCAGTGCCTCCAGACCCAGCTGCAATGGGTGTGCTGAATGTCTTCACCCCCGCGAAGGTCTGCGCCCCGGTACTCACCACCCCTCTACTTGCAGCCCCGGCATTCGGGAGGTTCAGTGTATGCACCCCCGCAGCCGAGTTCACTACGAAATCAGTCCCGGCAGTCCCTGCTACAAGCGTCTGAACAGCCTGTGCCTGCCCATTCAAGCTCTGAATAAACCCATCAGTCGGGTCAAACAGCGTGACATCACTCAGGGTGTAGGGGCTGGTGATGCCTGTACCTGAGAACTTGATGTCATACCTACCCTGGAGTGCATAGAAAAACCAGTACCCTGTGCTTGCATCAGCAGTGAATGGATTGGCCTTGGGAGTGGAGATGTTGTCAGAGAAGATAGTACTAAGGGTGACGGTGCCCGCTGCGTAGACAGTCACCGTACACCCAGGCGCAGGGGCTCCAGAACTAAGAATCCTCGCCCAGTTCCAGAGCCTCTGCATGGGTTATTCCTTTTCCTCGGGTAGATCTACTTCCAACTCTGTAGGAAGATCCCTGGCGCGTACCTGACCGAAGGTGATTTGCTCCAAGGAAATCAACCTGTGCTCGACGCCACGCTTCCATTCTTTGTAGGAACCTGTCTCGACTGCCATGTCCCGCGTGAGGGCAGTGATCGAGGTGGTCAGTGACGAGAGGCTTCCACCAAGTGAGTCAAAGTTAGCCTTGGCTTCAGTCCTGACTCTCTCGATCTCCTGCGGGATGGCTTCCCAGCGCTCGATCAGCTTGTTTACTGCGTAGGCGATAACTTGTCGAATGATGAAGACGCATACAGTACCAATGCCCAGCGCAATGCCCAGAGCTCTCCAGTTCTGGTTGCCGGCTGCTTCACCCAGAGAGAACGCACCAACCCCCGAGACTCCAGCTATTGCTAGATAACTAAGCTTGGTGATTGGTGAGTTCATCTGTGGGCTCCAGAAGTTGGGGTAAGACTCAGAACTCAGGACCGGCTTCGACCAGGCCGCCATTGGCTTCATCTGCAGGAGGGTTGTCAAGGCCAGTGATGGTCTCGGAGCCGGAGATGGTAGCGCCACTCGGGACCTGGAACTGCCACGTGAGGAAGGCATTCCCAGGGGTGATGAGCTTGCCATTGATGGTGAACTCACCACCGGGGCCGGTGGACAACTGGAAGACCTCTGGGGCAGACGAGCCGAAGATTGGGTTGGTAGCACCTACAGGGAATGGAAGCCCATCCTTGGTAGGGGTGAGTTGAAATGTCCGCGTCTTGCCAAGGTGAATGTCGAAGTTAGCCATGGTTTAAAACTCCGGGCCAGCGGTGATGTTTCCAGAGTACTCAGGGCTGGCGAGACCGAGTGCTCGGAGGATGACAAGGATAAACGCAATCAGGGCGAGGGACCTGAACTTAGTCCACATGTTAGTCAGGCTCCCCTGCAGGTGTCACGAGGAAGTTTACGAGAAAGTACACTTCACAGATGCCGAAGTTGCCATCTGTGAGATCTCCTCTCACTACAACCTCACCCCACTCGGCAAGGTTCTGAGAGCCCTGGACGGTGCAGGTATTGGCTCCGGTCTGCGTGAGGATACCCCCACCTGGGATGTTGGCGGACTGGATGCTGAAGGTGCAGGGAGTGACTGTAGCCTGAAGATGCACGATCACATTAGGCAAAACCTGGACCTTCTGCGGGATGATGACTTCGGTTTGAATGGGCATGAGGAACTCCTAGTAGGGAAGGGTAATGCCGTACTTCTGCGCGAGGTAGGTCTCAGTGACTTTGCGGTCTGCTTCTGACAAAGCCACTGGGTAGAAGATCAACTCAGCCACGTCTCCATCTAGGTATTGACCAGGGCCTGGGCCTCCAAGGATGACAAGCCTGGAAGCCCCAGGATCGATACTGCCTGCTGCCACAGACCCCATGGATGCGAAGCGGGTGTCAGAAACCCCTGAGTACAGTACCCCCGCTGCGTGATGCCAGGTGTGGATTGCTGAAGCCCCAGGGGTGTAAGGCTTGGCAGCTACCTTGGAAGCCCCATCGTAGATAAACGAAACCATCCCCATAGCGAGTTGGTTCTGGGATTCAATGTAACCCCCACCGTCTCCCCAGGTTGCCACCAAGTCAGAAGAAGTCCTGAACAGATGTCGCAGCAGACACTGGGAACTGTTGAGAATCCCGCCTTCAAAGATCCCAGTGTCTGCTGCGACATCTGCCAGTAGTCCAAACGCAGCAGCAGAACTCCGAATGACTGCCCGCCCGCCGATGCCATTCCCTGCGAGCTTGAGGGTACAGGCCCCATAACCACCTGGAGTAGTACAAGCCAAGACCCCGTAGCTACCATTCATGGAGTCCCAGCGCATGACTGGATCACCGTCAACTACCGCAGGGACAGTCCCGGCTGCGTCCTGGAATACCAACATGTCAGCAGAAAACCACGCAGCAAACCCAGTTACAGGCGCACCTCCGGCTGCTCCGCCATTCGCGCAGTCGGCAGCGTATTTGAACTGGTACCTAGTGGCAGTCACCTGGGGCTACCACTCAATCGCGAAGATCTGGAGTTTCTCGGTACTGGAGCCAAACACCCAGATACCCTCGAATTTCATAGCCCTGTTGAATGGCCCAAAGAACAAGGGAGGCCCCGGGAGTCCAGCTACTGCAGCAGGGATGCGCATGCCATAGTTAGTAGAGTCAACAGTGGCATCAGAGCCTACAAAGATAGCCCCTGCATTCGCAGCCCCGCCCTGCAGGGAGATCATCGACCAAGAGTTGAATTTCTTACTGGGAGTATCGAGGCCACTGGCAGGGACACCAGGGGTGCCGGGGTTCACCAATGAGTCAGGCAACACCGAGCTCAACTGCTGGGCTGCCCCGTTGAGAGTCAGGACATAAGTCCGCGTCTCCATCTTGGATCCTTAGCTCTTGCGTCCGAAGATACCTGCCAGGGCCTGAGTACCAGGGCCGATGAAGCCTCCCTCAGTAGTAGAGGCAGTATCCCCATAGCCAGGGCTTGACCCAATCTTGGCGATGGTCACTTCATCCAGGCGCCCCTTGGTACCCTTCTCGCCACTTGCCAGGTCAATCCCGTTCTCGATCTCCACACCAAAGGGCTCGATCTCCCCCTCAGGTGCGATTGCCTTTACAAAAGTCTCACCAACAAATCCCCTAGCCATTTGGATCTCCTATGCGCCCCATCCAGGGGCTGCCAATGCATCATGACCCTGCATCCACGCAGAGTCTAGCGGTGCGAATCGCATGCGGTCGACGCCAGTGAGGTCGAGCATGGTGAGGTAGGTTTCTTCGTCAGAGCGCTCCAAGTTCTCGAGCATGCTCAACAACTGGCGCTCGAGGGTGATGGCGAGCTGGGGCTGGTAGTAAGGGTTCTTGCGGTCACCTTGCCCTGGCCATTGGGCTGCCTTCATGAGCGCTGCCTGGCGAACTACATCAGGCCTGTGCTGGAAGGGGCCAGTGGGGGACTTGGTATCTACCGCAGGCATCGGGCGACGGATGGCCATGTAGTCGTAGCGGCGGGATTCTAGTAGATAGGGCCAGAGCTCATACCGGATCAATCCCTCAGACCCAGGGACAGGTGAGTAAGTCCCATTGACGATAGCCCAGGGGTCTTGGATGAATTGCCTGGCAGGGTCTCTAAGGGCGAGCTCTTGCTCAGTCACCCAGAGATGAAGCTGCCACTGGTTCACCGGGTCGATGACATTGAGGAATCTACCAAAATCAGCAGGCATGGTGATGAAGGCGTCCAGGACCATGCCAGTGGCAGCCACATCAGTGGAGCCCCCGTACTGGTTGTCCAAGGTAGCCACACCAGCAGTGACATCTACGATGGTGAATGGGATGCCATTGCCCACCCTGAACTGGCGCCCCACATCAGTAGCCGAGAAAGTAAGTGTACCCGGGGTGACTGTAGTGGATCCCCGAGTCACGCTGCAAGTCCCCGTGAGGGAGGTACTAGTCCTGAAGTTCGCAGTAAACCTCTTGAAACTCCAGTCCCTGCGCTCTTGCAGCCACAACCACCCATCCTCGACAAAGAGTCTACAAAGCATCGCCCCAGCCAGCGGGCAGTGAAGAAGCACCTTGCCTGTGATCTCGCGAAAGGTCTCAGACAAGGTGCTCTCCTGAGGTCAGCGGTACTCTAGTCAACCACCCTAGAACCCCGTGACCTCCAAATCCGCAGTGAACCCACTGAGGTCTACTGCAGCAGCGACTTCGAGGTTGGTGCTGAGGACAAACCAACGCACGGTCTTGTTGGTTGCGTCATAGACCAGCAAGCGTGCGTTGGCCTTGTTGGCATCCAGGGCTACACCGACTGGGAAGTTGACGATCCCGCCTAGACCGAAGGTAGTAGTGACACCACCATTCAATGTAGTCGGGTCACCACCACTCGGGTAACTTGCAGGCCCTGTGTACCGGAAACGCTTGACCAACACCTGACCATACTGGTCATGTGGCTTCGCGTTCGCAGAGAGGCTGACAGTCATTGCCATGCTTCACCCCCCTTAGCTGAAGTCGTCTTCGACGCTGAGATCCACCGCGAAGGTGTTGTCACCCAGGTTCAGGGTGCCAGCGGTGACACCAAGAGCCGGGTAAGTCGCAGCGGTACCGGCAGCCAAGACATCGGCCTTGGCATCCGTGGAGCTCGGGATGACAAACAAGCCAGCAGTCGAAGGCTGAGCAGTGAGGGCATTGGCACCCTTCACGTCAGTCCTGCGACCACCAACCTGAATGAAGCATGCCAGAGCTCGGTCAGAACCAGTGAGCTGATGCGCACGGGTAAAGATACCTGCCCTGCGGCCTCGGTTGGTCACGGAGGTAGTGACGATACCAGCGGTGCGGTTGGACCACATGGCCACAGCGCCAGCATATGGAGCTACAGTCATCGTGGAATCCAGCAGTACATACCGATACAGTTTATTGGCAGTATCGGTGAAGTACCCTCCGACTTGCCCAGGGTATCGCAGCGGGGACTGATCCGAGACGGTGTTCGGATCCCCGGTGCTTACATACTGAGCTTGAACTCGCTTCTCTCCTGCAGGCATTGGATTCTCCTATTCCTTTCCTGGAGGCGCTTACGCAGCGCGGATGCCGTGCAGGATGCGCATGAGGCGCGGAGCCCTGACGGTGAGGTTGCAGGCAACGAGGATCTGGCCACTCAGCTGGGTTCCATTGGCAGTCACCTTGAAACCGGTGAAGCCAAACTGGAACTTCTTGCTGCGCGGGAACCAAACCCGGAAGTAGGCATCGTCGCCTTCGCCACCAGGGTTCAGCCACATGAAGGTCTCACCAGCAGCGGTGAAGTAGTTGCCGATGTTGGGATCGTTGACACCCAGAGTGCCAGGCATGTACTGGGATTCAACGATGGTGGCCCGCTTGAACTTCAGGCCAGGATAGCCGATGTTGGGTTCTACGACATCCACACCAGCACGCTGCAATGGCATCCATTGCTCATTGAGATACGCCATGGCAAGGGACGTGGTGACGCCGAGTTTGGGGTGTTCGGCACCAATGACAGTCGACTGGTAGGAATACTCAAGCACCCTGTTGGTCGGGGGGCCTGCGATGTTGGCACCGATAGCGGTGTTGGCAGGTGTGAGAGCACCGTTCACCGTAGAACGAAGCTGACCACCATACGTCGGGAAGAGACCACCATCCCAGCTTGCTACCGTGCCATCGTTCAGGGCCTCCGAGAACCCGTTGATCTCACCACTGCGGTCAGATCCACCTGAGCCAGAGAGGTCTTGACCATACTGCATCATCGCGATCTCGAGAATGGCACTCAGGGTGAGGGCCGCGTTCCCGAAGTCGGTCTTGACTGTGTCGAATGCAGCCTCACTGGCTACCAGCTCGATCTCCAAGTCCTCCAAGAACTCGGTGATGTTCACATAGTAGGTCTTGAGCTGAAACTGCGTCGCAGCCTTGGTCCTGCGGCGAGTGGTGTCGAAGGGTTTTCCGCCCCTCTTGTACGAGCCACCCGTCATCGGCTGGAAGAGGAAGTTCTCCTGAATCAGAGTACCTCCGGGGAAGGTCTTGTAGCGGTTGGCCTTGACGTAAGCCATCAATGGACCGCCCTTGAAGTAGTTGTCCACCACTCCCGGGGCGATGTACTTCCTGGTCGCTACGTCGAATTCTTCGACGTTGATGTCTGCCACGTTTGTACTCCTATCAAGCGCTCCAGGAAGTGCAGAGAGTCCAACCTGAAGCTAGGTTACACGCCTCCGCTGAAGACTGCCTTGTTGTACTCACGTGCGGCTTCCGCAGCGGAGTAGTTCACTTCCCCGGGTTTGTCCTTGTCGCGACGTGCGAGCACTTCATCAAGAGGAGCGAGGTCAGGACCAGTGGAGCGGCCGGCGATGGGGTAGCCGGGACCCTTGGCAGAGATCTCCTCCACGGTCTTGCGGCGCTCGTCTTGGCGGATCTGGGCTTCGTGGGCAGCAGCGGCGGTAGCAGCGGCCTTGTCACGGAGATCCTTGGTGAATAGTTCGTAGCCCCCCTGATCCATGTAGATGTTGTTCTCGCGGCAGAACCGCACACATGCAGTGGTGTCGAGGGGCTCTTTGTAGGTGTGGTAATGCCGGTTGCTGAGATCAGTGAGGTAGGTGGAGAACTGGACATTCTCGGTTTTGTCCTTGTTCAGGCGATCTTCAGCTTCCTTGCGGGTGATGAGGTTTGGGTCAGGTTGAGGCTTGGCACGCCTGCCCTTGGGAGTCTCTTCCTCTTCCTCATCATCACCAGCATCCAACTTCTCGAGCTTGTCGAGCTTGCCAGTGGATACCAGGGCTTCATACTCAGCGACCTTAGCTTGATTCTCAGCCCACCATTGTTCCTGCTGGGTGCGGGTCTGCTGAACATTCTGGGCTAGCCGCGAGTAGTCTTCCTGCCGCAGGGTGTGCTCACCTGCGCGAGTCAAGACTGTCTCATCCTCGAGTAACGCAGCAACCCCAGCGCGCTTGTCCTCGGGGATTAGTGCGACTAGCTCTGCCAGGAATTCCTTCCCTGCGTCTTTCGGTGCCTTCTTCGCCATCTAGACCTCCTCACGTCGGCTGATCGAGACAGAGGCCTTCAGCGGGTGGTGTGTATCCCCATCTCTGAGTCGGCTTGAATCGGGCCTGTTCGTGGTCATTGGGTGTTGGTAGTTGGACTACTTGCCTGAAGTGAACCCGCCGCCTGGGAAGTTGGTTCCTGGGCTAGTGGGAGATGTAGCAGCAGAAGCCCCACCGGAGCCAACTGACCCCAGGAACTTCGCTGCACCTTGCTTGATGAGACTGCGGGCCTGCGCGATCTCCTGCCCACCTTGTTCTGCGAAGGTAGTCGCCAACATGCCTAGGATCTGGTCGATCTCCATGGTCATGTCAGTGATGCCCTTGAGGGCCTGGCCTGGATCTTTGGCGGGGCCGGCGTCCGATGCCCCAGCGAATACACCGTCCATGCCCTGTGCGGGGGGTGGGCCTGAGGTTGGGACTGAGCCGCCGACTCCCTGTGAACCACCAGGGCCGGCCATTGCACTCGGGGGGATACCAGATGCCATGAGGGATAGCTACTTCTTTCCACTCATGACGCGGGTCCCGAAGGTGGTCTTCATGCCACCTACCTTGCCAGTGACTGGCTTGGCATTCGGGAGAGCTGGGGCGCTACCTGACTTACCTGTCTTCATTGATCACTCCCTTGCAGGTGATGAAGAGACTTCATGCAAGTGAGTGTACTGCCTACTAGGGATAGGGTGTCAAGTGGGTTGAGGCAGGGGAAGGCCCTAGCGCTTGGTTGTGGATCGACGCCCGGTGACTCTTTTGGGTAATCCCTTGCGCTTGGTGGAGGCGAAGTCATGGAGCTGGGACTTGGTCATCTTGAGGAGCCCAGAGTTCTTGGCACTGAGCTCCTCAGGGTGATGCTCGGCGATGGCCATTGCGGCCTGTTGCGCTTGTGATACAGCAGGCATGAATTCTCCTACTACCGCAGCGGGAGGCCATGCCACAGGCCAAACGCCTGCAGGAGATACAAGATCAAGAACAAGATGGCAACCACCCTGATGATCTGCCTGACAGTGCCATCCATGGGGATCAGGGAGAGCAGGTACAGAACTACCCCGAACACAACCAGCGCGACAAGTAATGAAATCATGACTTCTTCACTCCTTCTGCGGTCTTCGCAGCTTCCACCCTGAGCTCACTGGACTCAGCGGTGATCTTGGCTTTGGCGTCGACATTGGCTGAGGCCTCTTGGGCGCGGGCGAGGTTTCCGATGGATGGCTTCAGGGCAGCAAGCTCTGCACTCAGGCGGGAGATGCGTTCTTGGAGGGCTGAGTTGGTACCGTTGACTGCTGAGTGGACTTCAGCAAGTTGGGTAGTGGTACGGGCTGCTGAGGCTTGTTCCTCGCGGCGCTGGCCCTTGATTGCTACATACAAAGCAGTAACCGCACCAATCAGCCCGATGAACCCTACGAAGACCGCAGAGATCAGTGTGGTGATTAGTGCTGGAGTCCAGGCGCTACTTTGAACTGGATCCATGCCTCTAACACTTGCGTGATGTCATCCCTCGCACCACGCCACCCTTCTTCATGGCCTTGGGAGTAGTAGATGATGGAGTAGTAGCCGGCTTGGCTGCAGCAGCCTTCTTCGCGGCGACTGCTCGAGCTAGATCACCGAGGCCACCTGGGTTGATCTGCGACTTGGATGCTGCATCGGCGTTCTTGCCCGCAGCGATGCGCTTGTCATTGTCAAGCTCGCGTTGGATGTCCTGAGAGTTCTGAGGCATGGGATTACCGCTTGCCTTTCTGAGACTTCATCGACTTCCCACCCTTGACGACTCCACCCTTCTTCATGATTCGGTCTACAACACCTGAGTAAGCCATGAGACCTCCTAATGAGGGAAGTGTAGCATCAGAAACTTCTTGCCCAGTGGCTCTTTGTTCATTCATACTACCGACATGCCAACAGGAATCTACGTAAGAACCCCGAAGCCACTAGAAGACCCCATCCCCAGGTTCTGGAAGTACGTCAACAAGACCGAGGGCTGCTGGTTGTGGACAGCCGACACACGCAAGGGATATGGAAGGTTCTGGTTCGATGGCCACAGCGTACCTGCCCAACGATTCATCTTCGAGCAGCTTCACGGGAAGCAGCCATCCCACATCCACATCTGCCACAAGTGTGATGTTCCCTTGTGCGTACGCCCTGACCATCTCTTCGCTGGGACCGTAACAGACAACGTGCAGGACGCAATCAGGAAAGGAAGATGGAACTACAGCAAGCGGGAGAGCGAGAAGTATGTCCGTGGGGAGAACAACCACAAAGCCAAAATGACCGAGGAAACGGTGCGAGAGCTAAGAAGTCTAGAGGGTCAGCTCTCGCACCAGGCTCTGGCGCGCAAGTTCGGGATCACCAAGTATGCAGCCTTCAGCATTCTCCGAAGGCTCACCTGGAAGCATGTGCTATGACTCGCTGACTACCTGTCTTCCATCCCCTTTTGTCTCCAAATGAGGCGCTTGCTGACCACTAGCTTTGCGCCCGGTTGGGCTCACACTTTGCCCTATCCCTAGATTCTGCGCCGCAAGCAGCCTCTCCAGAATCGTCACTGGCTTCCTGACTTCCAGCGGCGGGTCTCCTTGCCCCTTCCAGTCCATCACTGGTAGAGGCATATTCGGAGGAGCACCGAAGTTCTGGATCCCCCAGACTTCAGCCAGGGTCCATGGGTCGACATAGCCTTGACGGGCCAGTTGCAGGTACTTCATCTGGTTGCCTGTGGACAACAGGGAGATCAGGCTCTGTGGGCTGACATAGAACCCGAACAACTTCTTGAAGTATCGAGCTCGGTCTTGCCTGGGGAGCTTGGCGTCCAACTGCTCCACATACCCCTGATCCCCAGGCTTCATCCCAGGGACCATGGTATTGGGATCCCAGTCGAAGTCCTCGAGCATTTCACCACCGTCACCCAGGACCATCACCCTTTTCTGACGAGATTGGAATTGAAAGAGATTGTGCATGAAGAAGTCTGCGACTTGTCGCAAGCAGAAGGTGAGTTGTTCGGCTTCGGTGCGCATCTCTGGGGTCAGGGACTCCATCAATTTATCGATGACTTCATACCCTGGCATCTGGCGCAGGGAGAGCAATGCCTGCATGTTTGCGATGCCACTGAGGTCATCGAACTTCTGGAACATGTTGGTGAGGAAGGCAGGTGCCCATGCAGGAAGAGTCGGAACCTCAGCCATCTGCATCAGTGGGTTTTGCATGTTAGTCTTCTTGAGCTTCCAGTAAGGGCGCCGAGGGTCGAATCTCCCCATGGCAGAAGCTGGAGCATTGGCGTCCCAGATGGTGCCTACTTCTACATGCTGAGTCAGGTTCTGGATCATCAAGTTGGTGATCTTGTTGAGGGCGTCTTGCGCGGGCTTGAGGTCACTGCACAAGGGAAGCCCAGCGAATAGCCAGGGCAGCGGGCAAAGTTGCAACCTAGTCACAGGCCACTGCGCATGCCAGTAGGGGTTGGGGCCGTCGTCAAGGACACCGTACTCAGTGAAGACAATGCACCTGCCATAGGGATACAAGGGCTTCCCGGGCTCTACTTGGTAGAAGTAGTTGCTGGTTGGATCCCCCATGCCGATGGTCTTGGTAGTGTTGTTGACTGAGCGGTCTCGGATGAACTTGCGGTAGAGGTTGCAGTAGCCCATGTAGCGCTGGAGCTTTTGCTTCGCACCAGACTGAGCTGAGATCTGGTCCAGAGGGAGTTGGGCTTCGGCTGCGGCCCGGTCTACGAATAGGTCTCTCCTCCTCGAGAACGCAGTCCACACACCACCTTCGCGGATGATGTCTTCCCGGCCAGGGTACTTCGCAAGCAACCTGGCAATGGGGTGAACTTCCCTCAGCACCACACCTTCCCAGGTCTGGATGTCGTATTCCAGGTCTGGGAAAATGGGCATCGTATCCCGCCAATCACGGGCGAACATCCTCATTTCCCCGCCAAGGAACCCAGGGTCATACTCGCAGACAAGGTCACCAGAGCCTGAGGCGAGGGCATATCTCACTGCTTGGCCTAGTTCTCTACCTGCGAGGGACTGTGCCCACCAGGAGACTACATACTTGGAGATCAGCCCACCTTGCAACTGAAAGTCAGGGTTCTGGGTATTGATGGAGAACAAGGGCTTGATGTCAGTCAAGCCAGACACATGGTACCCAAATGACTTCCGCATCTGGTTCACGGTGACTGGATTCAGATACCCAGGGATGTTCTTGTAGACATCCTGCTGCCCTGCGATGTACTGCATGATGGTGTCGGCTTTGGCATGGGCTGGGTCAGAGCGGTTGATCCTCTCGCCCTCGTTGAGCATCTCAAGGCAGTAGCCATGGAGCCTACTATCCCCAGCCCTGAACTGGGATACCGAATACTCACCTTCTTCATGAACTGGAGACCCGGCGGGAAGAGAGCCCGGTAGTGGTTCTTTAGCTCGCTTCGCCATGTATTACTCCATGTCCTCGGCGTTGACTGTGATGTTAGGCCCGCGCGTGATGAAGGGGATGCCACGCTTGGAGACAGTGCGGATGGGCTTCATGTGGTCTCCGCGACCGAAGACTCCCACATCCTTGTTACTGCGATCCTGGGAGAAGTTGCGGAACACATGAGGATGCCCCGCAGCGGCGGAGTCCTTCTCGAACTTCCTGGCCTCCTGCACTGAGTTGATGGTGCGCTCGTTGTTTTCCCAGTCGGTGACTACAAGAGGGTCGAAGGTCTGGCGGCCTGTGAGGTTCTTCAGAGGCGGGGTGGAGTAGTCGACCTCGAGCACAACACCATGCTCAGGGCATGTGGGCAATGGGATCCCTTGGGTGGAGGAGAAGAAGTAGTTCTTCTCTTGGTGACCACACTGCGGGCAGACATAGTCATGAATTGGCAACTAGCCCTCCCGCTTTCCGCTATTGAGATCCCTTGCCCCAGCCATCACTACCATCGCGTTGAACACCATGGGCTTGATGAAGTCGAAACAAGCTGCCCATTCTTGTTCAGGGGAGCGGTTGTTGAATGCTGCCCTGCGAGCGATTTCCTCGCGCTCGGGTTGATTGAGCTCTACAGTGAACCCACCCACCTGCACCAAGGAGATCTTGTTGATGGCTCGGAGGAGGTCACCAGCATCTGCAAGGGTGCAGTCCAGCAACACCTCCAATGCCCGACGCTGCTTGTCTTCGATGACTAAGCCTCGAGTGGAAGTAGTGACTCGGGGCTCAGGAGCTGCGGGGGTACTACTCCCGCCACCCCAAGCATCTCCCTTGCGGAGGTTTTTGTCTGGGGTGACTCTCTGCAACTCAGTCTGCTGGGCTTTGGCCTTGGCTGCTAGCCTGGGATCTCGAATGACATTCTCCACGTGTCTCGGCTGATGATCAGGGGGCATGGCCTGTGCTGCCCTAGGCCTACTCACATTCCCACCCCTGCCATCCAGCTCACTCACATCCGGGAGACCCAGGTCATCATCTGGGAGATCTTGTAGCACACCAGGTTCATCCTGGTCTGGATCAGCGTCATTGCCTGGGTCATCCCCGTCCCCGTCACCATCATCATCCACCGCTGCAGCCAGAGTCCCACGGAGTTCCTTGTCTACTCGCCTGGCCACCCCTCGACTAGCAGCCCCACCTGAAGTCTGATGCTCTACTCTTCCAAGTGCCAGCCGCTCTTTGATCTCCGCCATCTTCCCCGGTGCAACTGGAGCCGCTTCAGGAACTCCAATGCCATCAGGCTCGGGAGGGTCGACAATCCAGCCCTCAGGTTGGGACTCACCTGGAGGAGCGAGGGCAGAGGGTCTTGATTGAGGCTGAGCTTGAGCCTGCCCACTTGCCTTCGCTGCCCGTGCTGCATGCCACGCCGCACCTGTCAGCCTGTTTCCTGTCCGAGCCTCAGCTCCCCGTCCACCCCCAGCAGCCCCTTTGACTTGTCCAGCCATGCTTCCTCCATCTCATCGAGAGTGTAGTCCTGGTTATGGTAGCTGATGTCACTAACCGCAGCAGCTTCCTTGGCTTGTTTGCGGAGTTTCTCCTCGGTCAGGCGCCGACGCTTAGCATCCATGGGCTCGTTGGTCTCGAAGTACATGGTTTGGGCTACATACACCCCAATAGCCCCTGCGATGATGGTGTCATCGTGTGCCTGGGGGTTTGTAGCATCAGCAGCAGCATCAGCGTCTTCATACCCTTCTGGACGCTTGAAGGTCTTCATTTCATCGAGCGTGAATGGAGAGTTCACCTTGTAGAGATCTGGGAGACCATCAGGGCCAATGGACTTTACCCTGCGGATGTACCTGGCAAGCATCAATGGGCGAGATCTGCGGTTAGTATCCCAGCCCACTGAGTTACTCATCCTGCGCTCAGGGTCTAGCTTGTCTTCATACTGCCAGACATAGAGATTGTCATAGCCGTAGTGCCGGATGAGCTCTGACTGCGTGGCTAGTCCATATCCCCCGAGCTCGATGGCACACACCGCCTTCTGCCCATCGGCACCTGAGTAGAACCCTCCCATGACGTAGAGCACAGAGGCGAACTCAACGGGGTCGATGAAGGGGGAGACCCACTGGGCAACTTGCTCATCAGGCTCTAATTCAGTAGCAACCCGAGTGACCTCAGCCACTGTTCTATCTCTTCCTGTACCACCTGAGACATCCGCTGAGAGTACATACAACTGATCCTTCCTGGGCCTCTCCCAAACCAGGAGATACCCAAACAGGGACTCAAGATTCTTCCAGTCAGTGACGATCCTGAGCCCTGACCCAGGTGGGATGCTCAGGGGTAGATCATGAATCGCCCTGAGATCCTTGCCTGGGAGGGCGTAGCCTGGGGTTACGTTGGCCATTACCCGAAGTCCTGCATGGTTTGCTGAAGATCACCGATGGGGGCGATCTCAGCTACGAGTGCAAGAGGTCGCATCCCATCACGGATCCTCTGCTGGACTAGTGCTGAGAACACACTCGGCTGGCTCTCCTGGAAGGCCTCTTCATCATCGGCGGGGAATTCCTCTAGGAATGAACTGAGGGCATCCTTCCTCTCATAGGCCTTGCGATTGATCTCATACCAGTACAGTTGTTCCTTGCTGAGGGAGTAGCTAGCACCATCCATCCACCGGGCACTAGAACTCTTGATCCTATGGGCATAGGTCACTGACTGCTGCGATGGCTGCCAACCCTCAGGAGGTCTACGCCGGTACTTCACTGGGTCTGCGTACCAGGGCAGGAAGATCGGAACATTCCTCTCTACTCCCTCCAAACACAGCTTCCAGTGTTCCTGCCACCAGGCATGGGCTCCTAGAGCAGTCGACTCAAATACCCCGAAGACCAATGGGTTATTCGGCACCTGTGGCATCAAGGCACTATCAATCTGCTTGGGGTTCTCCCAGGATGAGATCTCACTGAGGTGCAAGAGGGCAGTGGTGCGCCCGCGACCAATCTGCCCACGCTTCCTGCCTGCTTCTTCCTTGCTTGGCCCTGATGCTGACTTACCCGCAGCGCATACCAACAGCGCCCCATTACTCAACTTGATCTTCTCGGGGAAGGTGTTGTTCCGCTGCTCAACCTCGCACTTCATCCACCAAGGCTGGCGGTCGAGGGCAGTGGTGAAGATATCCCAGAGGTGGTCAGTGGAGTCTGCTGCGGCACTGGCCATGATCCCCTTGAGGTCAGGGAAGAAGGTCATGGAGTGGGCGAGCTTGGTGTCGGCTAGGGTAGAGACACCGTGCTGGCGGGCCTTGAGGACACTCGAGAGAAGAGCGTCATCTCTCACCCCCATGTGAATGTCCATCTCGATCTTGGCCCACTTCCTCAGCAAGAGCTCCTGGGTGTACTTGAGAGCACCCATGCGTTTGACTCCTACACCTTCCTGATTGATATGCCCGTAGTGAAGGAGCCAGTATTTATAGTCAATGCTGCAGATCAACAGCTCATTGAGAATGAACTTGATTTCTTCTGGCTCCAGGGACCGAGTCATAGCCCCCTCGCCATCTACTGCACCTTCCAACCTGTAGCACCATTCATCCACTTCTCTCAGTGAATGTGGTGCTAGTTGAGCCCCGCCCAGGCCATCAGCATTCGCCACCTCGAGCTTCAGCCGCTGCTCCTCGATGATGTCAGGATGGAACATTACTCAGGGCGCTTCCATGCTGGGCGAGCCATAGCAGGCATGGGACCTTTGGACTTCTCTACTACTTGAGCATCAATGACTGTCTCGGGAGATTTAGGGGCAGCTAACTCCCTGGCCTTTCCTTCAGGCAATGCTCGCTCATCCAGTCCATAGACTGTGCGCATGGAGGCTGCCTTCACCAGGTCAAACAGTGAGGTCGCATCACTGCGAACACTCATCTTCTGGTTCACACTCACCGGCACACTCACCCTAACCCCGCCACCCTGGTGCTTCTTGGTGTAGACCCCGCCCAGTTCCAATGCGAACTTCTGCCGGTCGAGGTCAGGCTTGGTATAGGACCGCCCCTTGCCCGCGCAGTACGGGCACTCCTTGGGTTCATCGACACCCTTGACTAGGATCTGCCCTACTCCTGAGCAGTGCCTACACGGGATCTCTTGTGGAGCTGCCCTAGCCACTAGATCCTCAGCTACCTCAGCCACCTTCCCATACACAGCTCTCATGGAGTCTGCGATTGCCTTGGCACCATGGCCTGCTTGGATGGCTTTCATTACTGTATTCATGGAGACTCCCGCTTGCCTGCACAAGAGCCCCAGGGATTTACCCTCATTGACTGGATCGAGGATGAGGGCCAAGACCTTGTCCAGTGGAGACCCTGGTGCAGGGGCTTCTTGAGTCAGCAGTAACTCAGCGAGCCCACTCTTCCCACCATATTGATGAGCGAGCTTGTCTATCGCCCTGGACTCTAGGGTCTGGCCTTCACCTTCACCCATTGTTCCCAGTACCTTTCAGAGCGTCCATTCTTGCCTTCTCACTAGCCCCACCCATGGCCTGCAGGAGGTAATCATGCTCCTCAGCAGATCCTGGGAGTGCCTTGGCTAGTGCCTCGAGTTCTGCTGCAGATTGATTCAACACCACAGGTGCGGTGTCGGGTTGAGCGTCCATCAACTTGGCTGCCCTGAGATCACCCACTGAGATATTCCTCGCCATGCACTGGAGCTTCACCAGTAGCCCCAATGAATCAGCGATCTTCTCCAGGGGGTCCTTCCCCCTCTTCACAGCACCCTTCGCCATGCCGCCCTCCAGGTTGCTCCGAGTGCAGCCTTCACCCCATGCATCTGCGCTACCACTATCCCCGCCAACACCCACCTCATGGATGCAGGTATCTCCCGGTGAACCTCTTGCTGTAGTTCTTGCCTTCCTTGGTGATGAACTGAGCATGACTCCGAAGCCAAGCTGCGATCTCCCTGCGGCCTGCGGGGGTCATGGAACCAGCACCATGGATAGTGACTGTAGCTGCGCACTTGAACTTCTTGTCCAGGGCTGCTTTGGTAGGGGGTGTCTTCATGTGCATCTCCTTGTCTAGGGTTACTTCAGATGACCACTGGTTGGCAGACTTCACTTAGTAAGAGCTGCCCTGACGAAGCAGTCCTTGGCTTCAAGCAACTTCCTGAGCCCTGCGGAAGTCTCAGCACATGCGGGGAGGTCCCTCTCCATCTTCCTGGCCAACTCACAAGCATCCTGCGAGATGAGCTGCAGGTTGACTGGGAGATGCTCCCACTTGAAGAACTCCATGATCGGGTTGCCTGTGCGACCTGACTCAGCCATTCTTTCTCCTCTTCTTGTTTCTGCCGATGCTATCCCTGAGGACCTTGGTGAACTCCCCTGGTACTTGATCCTCCACCCGCCTGAAGCTTCCATCATCTTGCACTTGGTACTTGGTCTTCTCATCTCTGAGTAGGATCTCTGACTGGGGTTCATAGCCAGTAGGAGTCTTGTCCTCGGGGAACTTGTCAGGGTGAACTAGCTCTCCATCAGCCCCTACCTTCGCCTCGAGACCAGGACTCACCCTCGAGTGCCCCGCCCTACGATGCCCCTTGATCGCAGCTTCCATCACCTTGTTCATGATCTACTCTGCCTCCGCAGCATCTTGTGCAGGGGGTCCTCCTTGAAGTACGCATCAATGATCTGAGGAGTGATGTACTTCCGACACAGGGCATCAAACTCAGCCACCGAGATCCCCTCGATCTCAGCCGCAGCCTCCATGACTGCTGGACTGGGCATCACCTCGAGTGATACCGCACCAACACCGACTGCAGCCCCGGCGAGCCCAAGTAACTTGAGGAAGCTCCTGCGGTCCATCACTGCGCACACTCGCAGGCTTTGAGCTCGACATGAGGCTTGTCGGTAAAACTGGACCAGCTCCCGCCCCACCCCAGTCCCAATCCCACTGCCTCCTCCCCCATCACCTTCCAATGCACCCCTGAGCCATTCCACCCCTTCATCACTAGGTATTCCACCGGGCAGAGATCAGCAGCCAAGCCCAGTGACTTGGGGGGATGCGCCTCGTGCTGGGAGTCCAGGGTCTTGGTGGCCCTCAGGCGCCATAGAACTTCCTGCCTATCCCAGGCCCTGAGCGTCTCGATGAGCTTGAGCTCGATCCCCTG